ACACACACACACACACACACACACACACACTCACACACACACACACACTCACACACACACACACCAGCACTGCACACACCATGGCTCACACACCAGCACCAGCACTGCACACACCATGGCTCACACACCAGCACCAGCACTGCACACACCATGGCTCACACACCAGCACCAGCGACACCCCGGCCGCAATACATATCCACAAGATATTGCAAGGGGCATCCACAGTTTCCCGCGATTTTTCGCAAGTTATCCACAAGTAGGGGGACCCTGTGGATAACCTGAGCCCCGAGGGGACGCAGAGGCTCGATCTGAACCTGTCCCCAATTTTTTCAGCTTGAACTTAGCGATTGCAGTACGAAACGCAGCGGTTTACTTGTGTAGCAGACGCTAAACGACGACAATCGCGGGATGCAAGCTGATTTCGATTTAGACAGTAGCGGCCACGTCCGACCTTCGTCTGGCTGGGGCGGCGCGCGCCGGAACTCGGGACCGAAGCCGAAGGGCTACGTGAAGCCCGACGAGATCATTGATCTCGACAAGGCCAGAGCGCGCAACGAACAAGCGAAAGCCGAACTCAACGAACTCAAGCTGAAGGTTGAGACGGGCGAATACGTATCGCGGGACGCAGTTCGGCAGGCATCTGCGACGATGCTGGCAACGCTGTCGCAAGCACTGCGCTCGCTGCCCGACAACCTCGAACGGAAGTTCAATCTCGCGCCCGATGTCTTGCAATTCATCGGCAAAGAGATCGACGCCTTGACAGACGGGATGGCCCAAGACCTGTCGCTATACACCGACGAACAATGAGCGACGAGCACTACGCAATTGCCCTGAGCGACCTTTGCTCCGGGTATCAGGCGCTGACACCACCAAAGCGCGTCACAGTGGCCGAAGGCGCGGCCGAGAACCTTGTCATCAAGCAACCTGGGCAGGCGGGCGGGCCGTGGTCGGGCAGTGAGACTCCCTACATGATTGAGCCGATGAACACCCTGGCGAGCAGGCTGCACGAAGCGACAGCGTTCGTCGGTCCGGCCAGAACCGGGAAGACGGCTGGCCTGCTATTGGGCTGGGTTTCACACACCGTCCGCAACGACCCTGGTGACACGCTGTTCATCCAGATGTCGAAGGACAAGGCACGGGAGTTCTCGAAGACTGACGTTGACCGGGCGATCCGAAACTCACCGCGCTTGGTGGAAATGAAGTCAAACCGAGCGATCGACTCCAACACGTTCGACACGATGTTCCGCAACGGCGTGTGGTTGCGCATCGCGTGGCCCACCGTAAGCAACGTGTCGGGCTCGACCTACCGTTACGTCGCAATCACCGACATCGACCGCATCGAGAACGCCGAGAATGTGGACGGGGAAGGCCCGCTGTTCGACTTGGCGCGCAAGCGCACAACCACCTTCATGAGCCGGGGCATGTGCTTAGCCGAGTCCAGCCCAGGCAAGGACTTGGAGACGGCCAACTGGACACCGAGCACGCCACATGAAGGCCCGCCAGTGGGCGGCATCGTCGGCATCTACAACCGATCGGATCGACGCAGGTGGTACTGGCAGTGCCCGGACTGCTCCGACCACTTCGAGGCTGCGCCGGGCATGGGGCTGTTCCATCTCCCGCCCGACAAGCAACTGATCGAAGACGTGCGGACGATGAACATCGGCAAGATCGCCGCCGAGTACGGCTCGCGCATCATCTGCCCCCACTGCGGGAGCCTCATCAACGCCAAGCACAAGCAGCACCTGAACAGCGGAGGCATCTGGTTGCCAGACGGTGCCCGCATCAACAGCGAGCGCGAGATCACGGGCGAGCCGATGGTCTCCACGATTGCTGGGTTCTGGCTGGGTGGCGTGGCCGCTGCGTACCAACCCTGGCGCTCGCTGATCGAGCGGTACCTGCAGGGACTCAAGGACTACGCACTCACCGGTTCAGAGGAAACACTGAAGACCACCATCAACACCGACCAGGGCTTGCCGTACACACCGCGCCACCTCGTCGAGTCGGCCAGCACCAAGAGCATGGTGGACAAGGCCAACACAGAACTGCAGCGGTACGTCGTCCCGGCGCAGACGCGCAGCGTAGCCGTGTCGGTGGACGTGCAGAGTGGTACCAACGCACGCTTTGTCGTTCAGGTGCACGCGGTCGGCGCTTACATGGAGCAGTGGCTGGTTGACCGCTTCGAGATTCGAGAATCAAAGCGGCCGGGAATGGGCGCGGACTTCGCCCCCATCGACCCAACCAGCTACCCCGAGGACTGGGACATCCTGACCGAGAAGCTGTTGCTGGCGACGTGGCGCACGCCGCTGGAAGGCCGCGAGATCAAGCTGTCAGTGCTGGTGGTGGACACTGGTGGCGACCAGGGCGGCAAAGGTGCGCGCAAGGAAGACGGCGGCGTGGCCCAGAACGCCTATGCGTGGTATCGCCGGGTGCGGGCGCGCAAGGACGGCCTTGCCAACAAGATCGTGCTCTACAAGGGCGCCAGCAACCCTAGCGCGCCGATCATCAAGGAGACGAAGGTGGGTAAGCGAGGCGAAAAGAGCAAGCCCGACATCCCGCTGCTGGTATGCAACCCCAACCTGCTGTCCGACCAAGTGGATGCCGGGCTGAAGCGCGACACACCTGGGCCGAACTTCATCCACTTACCGCCTGTCAAGGACATGGTGAAGAACCCAGATGGCTGGTTGCCGCAGGCGTTTACAGATGAACTGCACGCTGAGGTTCGACAACCGAACGGCGTGTGGAAGCAGATTCGCAAGCGCAACGAGTCTTTCGACTTGTGCCGCATGATCCGCGCCGGGCTGCTGCGCAAGGGCCTGGACAAGATCAAGGATTGGAACGTCGTACCGGCATGGCTCGCCCCACTGGAGATCAACAGCGAGGTCATCACGGTGGAGGGTCGGCGTGAGATGAAAGAAGCGGCAGCAGCCGAGCCTGTCATCTCAGAGGCTCCGAAGGTGAGGGTGGTCGGGAGACCCGTGCGCAAAGCGCGCAGATCGGCACCATCCCCATACCTGCGCTAAAAACTCGGGTATTGCATCGTTAAGCAATTGCGATATACTTCACAGCGGGACAAGAGGACGACGCAAGTCGTACACCCATAGACCTTCGGGGTCTATAAACCGAGGCTTTACGCAAGACTTGCCAGATAGTCTGCCTTGAAGCCTGCTTTGGTAGGGCCTTCAAGCGTGATGATTGGCATCGAGTACACACCGGCATAGGCCGGAGACGTGGCGGAATGCAGGATGCTGGCGAGGCGCATGTAGCCAGCAGCAATCGTCACACTTGAAGGTGAACACGTTGCTATCGTCCAGCGGTCAGGACTTCCGGCTTTCTACCGGGCAACACCGGTTCGAATCCGGTTAGCAACTCCAGAGTGCGCAGCTTGCAAGTAGCGTGTACGGCGAACGGCCTCGGGCCAAGTACCTATGGGACGCGAGGCATGACGGCACGCCGCGAAGGCCCAAGGTACTGGGGCAGGGAGTATTGAAAAACTCCCCTTGAAGAACCTAGAAATAGGGCCTTCAAGAGTGATGCAAGGTTGGCAGAATTGGCAATGCAAAGCTGCGCAAGCTGGTCTGCAGGTTCAAGTCCTGCACCATGCATCACTCTTGAGAGCCCTGTCGCAATCACGGTTTAGCTCCGTGAGCCACGACCGTTGCAAGGTGAACGTGGCAGAAGGCAACCCTGCTTTATGCGGAGTGTGACAAGGCGATCAGATTTTTGGTTGTGGTGGCTCCTTTCAGCTTGTCGAAAGACAGGTTCCTACCTTTGTAAGTAGGCAACAATCTGCAATGGCATCCGGCTCCGTCCCAGGAACTTAAAGCGGCCCGGTCACTGCTCAAACCGTCACCACGTAATCAGACGCGGGTAATTGCAGAACACAATGGCATCTCGGAATTAGACGAGAACCATCAGATAGACGCCTTGACGCCGTAGCACGCACATCGCTACCGGGTTTCGAGGGCCGAGCACAAGGCGTCTTTCTGATGGTGTAGTCAAACACAGTGCTCCGAAGGCACGCATCGGCGTCGGTCGTTTTGGGTTCGTCCCGCGCACCCGGCATCACTTCACAACTGGTGTAGTCGATGGGTTTAGTCGGTAGGGCACTCCCTGTGCGACTCCCCACCATCCAAGCAGGGTAAAGCCTGACAAGCCATCCGGGTGCAAGGCCCCCGGAGCCATCATTGAAGCGGAAAAAGGAACGACGCAAGTCAAATGGTTTGCTAGGAGGGCTGCACGCGCAATGCGGCCCAGCGCAATGCCTGCTCGGGCTGCCCAGCCCGCTTCAATGATGGTGAACGCCCAGTGGTGATGGGCGGAGAAAGGAAGCAGTGACAAGGCAATGCGGTGAGAGTCCGCAACAGTTGCTGAACGACTCACAGAAGCCGGGATCACCTCCGGCCACCATCTTCAACACCGAAGGAAACTATGAACCCGAACGACACCACCGAAAAATCCGAAGACGCCCCGAAGTCGGACGCTTTCGACCTGAACCTCGAAGACGACACACCGCTGCCACCCATCTGTGATCTGAACGGCGACGGCACTTGCGAGGCGTGCCAGTGACAACGCCTGTCGGCTGGACAGCCATCGACAACTCCAACCCTACCACACTGCCCGAGCCCGGTGACTGGCTGGTGACCGTGGACACCGACGAGGGTCGCGAGGTGCACACGCTTCGTCACGTTGGCGATGGTAAATGGTCCGACTCTGGGGTGTACACCTTCGAGCACAGCTACTACTTCCGCCCAATCGCTTGGGCTCCGCGCCCCGATGTTTACGCAGGGCCGATCACCGGTTGGGACACAAATTAAATTTCCAGCTTAATTCGCTGAATTTCAAGCGAAATTGTGCCGCAGGCGCAAAAACCATAGTGTCGGCATCATCGCGGCACTATGGCCCTTACTGCAATCGAACTCCAAGCCAACGTTGATTCGCTCAACAGGGCCATCGCCACCGGCACTCGCTCAGTGACCCTTGGTGGACAGACGGTCATCTACAACACGACCGAATCGCTGGTCAAAGCGCGCAACGACCAGCAAGAACAACTCAACGCACTCAACGCTCAGACTTCAGGCAAGCGCCGCAAGAAGCAGTCGTACCTTGTGCAAACCGGCCGGGGGTACAACTGATGGCGACACGCGGACGTAAACCAAGCCTGGAAACTCAGATCGCCCGCACCGTGGCGCAAGTGGTGCGCGGGGCCAGCGACCAACCTGCGGCAGAGCCGCCTGCGCGCCAGTACCGCGCACGGTACGACGCGGCCGGACAAGGACGCCGACTGGCCGGATGGAACCCACCGTCCAGTGGCCCGAACGGCGCGCTTACCGGGCTCGCCACCATCAGGAATCGCGCACGTGATTCGTCCCGCAACGACTGGTCGGGCGCCAGCGGCGTGCAGAAGTGGACGAGCAACCTGATCGGCATCGGGATCACGCCGCGCTTCAAGCGCGTCAAGAGCAAGACCCGCAAGCAGGAACTGATCGACATCTACAGCGACTTCGTGGCGCAAGCAGATGCCGACGGCGTGCTGAACTTCTATGGTCTGCAGACCCTGGCCGTGCGCTCTTGGCTGGACGGCGGTGAGGTGTTCGCCCGCCGCCGCAATCGCCCGTTTGACGACGGGCTGGCCGTGCCTATGCAGGTGCAACTGCTCGAATCGGACATGGTGCCCATGTTCAACTCAACCGCGTGGCAGGGCCTGCCGACGAACAACGTCATCAAGGACGGGATCGAGTTCGACCGCCGTGGAAAACGCATCGCGTACTGGGTCTACAAAGAGCACCCAGGTGACACGGCGATGGGCATGATGCCTGAGCGCGACAAGCTGGTGCGCGTGGCCGCGTCCGAGATGTGCCACATCTTTGAGCCTCTGCGCCCAGGGCAGCGCCGTGGTGTTTCGATGCTGGCCCCCATCTTGGCCCGGCTGCGCAACATCGAGAACTACGACGATGCGACGCTGACGCGCCAACAACTTGCGAACTTGGTGGTGGCGTTCATCACCAAGCAGATGCCGCAGATCACTGGCGACGAAGACATCAACGGGCTGACCGGCCAGTTGATTGACGAGGAAGACCCTTCGACCGGCGCGCCGCTGGTCGGCATGCAGCCTGGGTTGATTCAGGAACTTGACGAAGGTCAGGACGTTACGTGGTCTAACCCGCCCGAGGCCGGGACGAACTACTCCGACTACATGCGGACTCAGCACATGGGCACCGCTGCTGCGACCGGGCTGCCATACGAGATTTTCTCCGGCGATATTCGCAACGTCAGCGACCGCACGCTGCGGGTGCTGGTTAACGAGTTCCGCCGACTGGCCGAGCAGCGCCAGTGGCAGATCGTGATCCCCCAACTGTGCCAGCGCGTGATTGAGTGGTTCGCAGAAGCCTCGATCTTGGCGGGCAAGGCCACGGCCGACGAGTACGACGAGATTCGCCGCGTCGAGTGGTCGCCTCACGGCTGGGCGCACATCCACCCGACACAAGACCCAGACGGCAAGCGGATCGAGTTGGAGATGGGCGTGCGCTCGCGCAGCAGCATCATTGCCGAGCGCGGCGACGACCCAGACTTGGTGGACGAAGAACGTCGCTCCGACATGGAGCGCGCCGAAGCCTTGGGGCTCACCCCAGTGGTGGCACCGGCAGGCCAGTCCACACAAGACCCAGCAAACGCCGACCCTGACCCGACTGACCAGCAAGAGGAACAGCAAGCCCAGGCGCGGGAAATTCTGCGGCTGCGCGCCGAGGCGATCTCGTCGAACAACGCTCTGACCCAGCGCATCGTGGACCTGCTGGAGCCCAACAGTGACCTCTTCGAGTGATGGGCTGCTGGCTCTCTGCGCGAAGCGCATAAGCGATCTGCAGACGGCTTTTGCAAAGCTGTCGAAGATGCCTGGGCCAGAAGGCCGGGCCGGGCGCGACGGCGTTGACGGGGCCACCGGCCAGCAAGGACCGCAAGGTGAGCGCGGGGTCGACGGTCGCAATGGGCTGGACGGCGCGCCGGGCGCGGCTGGACTCAATGGCCGAGACGGTGTGCCCGGGCCGCGTGGCCCAGCCGGACCACGCGGAGAACCAGGCCCTGCAGGGAAAGACGGGGAGCGCGGACCCGCACCAGACCATCAGTGGAAAGGGACACGGCTGCGCTTTCAGAAGCCCGAAGGTGACTGGGGTAAGTGGGTGGACCTCAAGGGCGACGCCGGGGTGGCAGGCTCTAGTGGCGGGGGTGGCGGGTTTATCGGTGGTTCTTCGTTCGACCTGGACACGCTACCGGCCGCAGATAACGCACCGACACCGACCGAAGTTCTGGTTCGACAGGACGGCGTTTGGGTACGCGCCTCGTGGGCTCAGTTCTCCGCTTGGGTTGGCTCGGTGACACCGCCGACTGGAAACGGGATTCTCACTGAGGGTGGGGACCGTCTGTTGGCGGAAGACGGCAACGTAATTGTTCAGGAATAGAAATGGCTGAGATCAAAATTTCACAAATGCCGCTCGCAGACGCTCTCGTTGGCGATGAATCGGTCCCTGTTGTGCAAGGTGGAGTCAACAAGCGAACGCCTTCGTCTGCGCTGAAGGGTCAGACTGGGGACACAGGTCCAACCGGCCCTCAAGGTCCGCAAGGGGCGCAGGGTCCGACAGGTCCCCAGGGTCCGACAGGCCCCCAGGGGCCAGCCGGAGATACCGGGCCAACCGGGCCAACTGGACCAACTGGGCCACAAGGCCCAAAAGGGGATACGGGCGCATCCGGGGCTTCGGATTGGGCAAGTGTCACGGGGAAACCGACGACACTGGCCGGTTACGACATAACAGATGCTGAGCCCGCAGTAGCTGCAGGCACGACTTCGCAGTATTGGCGCGGCGACAAGACTTGGCGCGACTTCGCAACAGATGTCCGGTCAGTATTACTAACTGGTCTCTCCACAGCTACAAAAACCGCCGTCACCGCAACGGATTCTGCATTGGTGGCGTTCGGAAAACTGCAAGCGCAAATAACGGACGTTATGACCGGTGACATAACCGTTTCCGGCACCAAATCGTTCAGCGGAACGATACTAGCCACTTTGAACCCGTTTCGCTATGGGGTCGGCGCCGGTGGGACAATAACTCAAACCAACAGTAAAAGCGACCCGGTAACGCTAAACAAATGCAGCGGAAAAATAACAATGCACAACGCATCGCTGCCTGCGAACTCGGTTGTGCTATTTACCTTCAACAACTCAAAAATCGGAGACAGCGATTTGCTATTGTTGGCTATCGACGCGGGGAACATCGCTAATACAAGCAACTACAGAATTTGGCATTCGCCTACAGTAAACGCAGCAGTAATCGCTGTGGAAAACAGATCAGCGTCTGCGCTGAGTGAAAGTATCGTAATTCGTTTCGGTGTTATCGGTTTGTCAACAACATAAGGTGCCAGATGAAGAAATTTTTTGCTGTGGTGTTTTTTGCACTAATTAGTGCAGCATGCTTTTCTCAGAGTAATTACGTAGCTCCCGTCAGGTATTTGTCTGGACTTGAACCTGACAAATTTTCAGCTAGGGTTTTGAATATAAATCCCGGTTCGGTAGCTGAGTTTTACGGTAACGAACTGTTCAATTATCCGTTAGAGAAGCAGGTCAACCTAGATTTTGCTGGCCTTTGGGGTATGGACAAGCTACCGATTGTTGATGGCGGCGACCTGTACCTGTACGTGCTTTGGAATAAGACGACAGGCCAACATGGAATAATCGCCAGCCAATCGACTTTCCAAGGCGGGGTTACGGTACCGACAGGATATACCGTCGCTAGAAAGCTACCGTGGGGCGTAGTTTATCGTGCGTCTTGGGGCGGAATCCCGAACTTTCATTTGACTCACTGGCCGCTACCAGAAATACGATTCACCGACTCAGAATACAGCCAAGCGTGGATCGCACTTCAGGCCGGTACGAGCCCATCCTGGGCTACGGTGGACTTGTCACACTGGTTGCCGGACACCGCGAGAATGGCGTACATCCAAGTCGAAACACGCTATATCTACGGCGGTCCCGCTGGCAGCACTTACGTCAGGAGCCATGGCGGTCAGGGTACAGGCATGTTGGTTGGAAGCGTCAACCCTGGAAGTGAGTTTAGCAACGGAGGCGCATTTCATATCCGAGTCGATTCACTAAGGAAGATGGAGTATCGAGCCAACCCAGGGACGATGCTTTTCATACGAGTTCTCGGTTACTCCATGACTGAACCGGCGTGACAGCGAAATAGTCCCGCAGCCGGGCTATGAACAGTTTGCAACACAATCGAGGGCATTTGCCAACCCTCGATTGTGCTCATGCAAACAGAAACCATTGAGAAACTTGCTGAGACGGGCGGCCGGATCACGTACACCGGGGCCAGTGTCTCGGGTGTTGCGATGTTCCTGCAGTCCCAGTTCTTCAGCATCGCCGGTCTGCTGATTGCTCTGCTCGGCTTGCTTATCAATCTGCACTACCGCCGAAAGGCGAATGCAAGGCTTGAAGCCGAGCACCACCTGCGACAAACCGAGCGCCAACTTCGCATCGACCTGATGCGCAAGACCGGAAAGCCGATCCCCGCCGTCACCGACTTCGGTTCGCTCGGAGGCGACGAGTGAAGATCGCTGAGTACATCGACGGAGTGATCGAGCGCGAGGGCGGCTACACCGACCACCCAAACGACAAGGGCGGCAAGACCAATTTCGGAATCACTGAAAGCGTGGCCCGAGCCTACGGCTACCAGGGCGACATGCGCGATCTGCCGGAGGCGACAGCCCGAGACATCTACCTCAAACGCTACTGGCTCGACCCGAAGCTGGATGCGGTTTTCGCTGTCAGCCCGCTGATCGCTGAAGAAATGCTCGACACGGGCGTGAACATGGGGCCGGGCGTGGCGGGCAAATTCTTGCAGCGCGCACTGAACCACCTCAACCGACAAGCCAAGGACTACCCGGATGTAGTCGTTGACGGCCGTGTTGGGGCGATCACCGTCCAGGCGTTGAAGGACCTGCTGCGCAAGCGCGGAAAAGACGGTGAGTCTGTGGTGTTCAGAATGCTGAATGCCCAGCAGTCGGTTCGCTACATGGAAATCACCGAAGCAAACGTCTCGCAAGAGGAATTTGCGTTCGGCTGGCAGTCGCAAAGGGTGCAGTGATGAATGAAAAAGACCGTTGGAAAAATCGCAGGTGGATGGCTTGGGCCGCGCTGATTGCAGGTCTGCTTTTCCCCGCGCTGCTGCTCTACAGCGACTCGGCCCAACTCGGCGCCGTGGCGGGGGCCTTCTACGCATTTGTCGGCTTGGTCGTCGGTGCGTACATCGGGTTCAGCACATGGGACGACAAGAACTTCAAGCCTCCGAGCAATTGAGCGAAATTGTGCCGCAGGCGCTAAATAGGGCTTGACATTACAGTCCGATCCAATACGTAAAGGAAAGCGCATGCGCCCCTGTTTTAATTTTCACGCCGCGACGAAGACCAAGCCTGCGATTCTCTCTATTGATGACGAGATCGGCTTCTGGGGCGTCCAGGCCAAAGACTTCCGCGCATCGCTGGACGCGATTGCCGACAAAGAACTGCAGGTCGAAATCAACTCGCCCGGCGGCGACGTGATGGCTGGCACTGCGATGTTCAACATGCTGCGTGCATGGGCCAAAGACGGCCGCACGGTGACCACCAAGGCCACGGGCGTTGTGGCGAGCATCGCGTCTGTGGTGTTTCTAGCTGGTGACAAGCGCCAGATGCCTCGCAACACGTTTGCGATGGTGCACGCGCCCTGGACCGTGACGATGGGTAACGCCGAGGAACTGCGCGATCAGGCAGACACCTTGGACAAGATCGCCACTGGCATGGTCAAGACCTACGTTGACCGTACCGGCCTGAGCGAAGACGAAGTGAAGGCTCTGCTGTCGCAAGACACTTGGATGACCGCTGACGAAGCGCTCGACAAGGGTTTCGCCACCGAGTTGACAGACGAGATCAAGGCCACTGCCAAGTTCGACATGGCTCGCGCAGAACTGCCAGAGCACGTCGCTGCGGTTTTCAAGGCTGAAGAAACGCCTGCCGACACCATTGACAGTGATGGCTCCGACGCTACCGCAGCAACCGATGCTATCGACGAACCTACCCTTGCAGACCATGTGCAAGCCTTGGCTGTGCGCTCAGGTCTTGGCGACTACGCCCCCCTGTGGGCCGTGTCCTTCACCTCCATTGCGGAAGTCGAGGCTCGCATCGCGGAGGCCCGTGAGATCAAAGCGCTGTGCGTCGTGGCGAAGAAGCCCGAGCAAGCCGATGCGTTCGTGAAGGGTGGCAAGACCTTGGCAGAAGCCCGCACAGCCCTGGTGGCTGCGATGGCTGAAAAGGACGCCGACACCCACACGGACAACAGTGTTCAGCATACGCAGGCGACCGGCAAATCCGCTTCTTCCAGGGTCAGCACTGCTTCCATCTGGAAGAAGCACAAAGCCGCTAAATAAGGAAAGGACTCCATTATGGCGACCGCTCTCTACAACAACGTCGGCCTCAAGCCGTTCATTCTCTCCGAAGGCCCTGGCCTGCGTAGCCGTGATGAAATCATCGTGACCCAAACGGGCACTGCGATTGAGTCCGGTCAGCTGCTGACCAAGGTTGACACTGGCACCGCCGCTTTTGCGATGGACGCTGGTGCAACCGGCAACCCCACTTCGGGCGCAATCACTGTGGGTGCTGCGGCCATGCCCGGCGCCTACGTGGTCGAGTTCACAGCCGCCACCAAGTTCACCGTGGAAGCCCCTGACGGCGTGACCATCGGTACCGGCACTGTGGGTACCGCCTTCAACAAGGGCGGTCTGACGTTCACGCTGACCGCCGGTGGCACCGCCGCTGTGGCCGGTGACACCGCCAAGATCACCGTGCAAGTCGGTTCTGGTAAGTACGTGGCTTACACCGCCAACGGTGCCGCAGGTTCCGCTGATGCAGTGCTGTACAAGCGCCTGCCTGCTGCAACGGGCGACGTTAAGGCCGTGGGCATCACCCGCGACGCCGAAGTCAGCGCCTTCCAACTGACCAATCTGGACGCCACTGCGCGCATCGGACTGGCCGCACAAGGCATCGTCGTTCGCGGCAACACGAACGTTCTTGGTGTAGCAACCCCGGCTCTCTGAGCCAAGCCATTTGACTCAGGAGATCACAAAACATGGCAACGCTTGACATCTTCAACAACGATGCGTTCTCGGTCACTTCGCTGCTCGAAACCATCGTTGACATCCCCCGCGTCCCCACGATGCTGGGCGACCTGGGCCTGTTCAACGAACGTGGCATCAATGGTACGACGTTCTTCATCGAGCGCAAGGGTGCAGCCCTGACGCTGGTTCCCACTTCGCCTCGCGGCTCCCCTGGTCAACCCACGAAGACCACGAACCGCAAAGCCTTCCCGCTGGCAACTGTGCACATGCAGGAAAACGACGTGGTTCTGGCTGATGAAGTCCTGGGCGTGCGCGCCTTTGGCAGCGAAACTGAAGTCGAAACCGTGCAGAACATCCTGCGCGGCAAGCTGGAAGTGATGCGTGCCAACTTGGAACTGACACACGAATATCAGCGCCTGGGCGCCCTGAAGGGCACCGTGCTGGACGCTGACGGCTCCAGCGTGATCTTGGACGTGTACTCGGCATTCGGCATGACCCAGACGACTCTGTTCTGGAATACCGTGACTGCAGGCACTTCCATCGACCCACTGGCCCTGACCCGCGACCTGAAGTCCCGCACCCGCAAAGCCCTGGGCGGCCGCACCTTCCGCAATGTGCGCGTGATCTGTTCGTCCGACTGGCTGAACAAGTTCATGTTCCACAACAAGATGAAGGAAGCCTACGCTCTGTGGCGCGACGGCGGCTATCTGCGCGCCAATCTGGCCCAGCAAGCCAACGGTGGCTATATCGACTTCGTGTTCGACGACGTGGTGTTCAGCGTGTACGAACTGGAATTGGGCGGCACCTCGGCCATCGGCGACCAGAAGGCTTACTCCTTCCCTGAAGGCGTGAGCGACATGTTCCAAACCGTGTACTCGCCAGCCGACTACGTGGAAACCGTTGGCACCACCGGCCTGCCTTTCTACGCGAAGCAAGAGCGCATGCGTATGGACCGTGGCGTCGAGATTGAAATGCAGTCCAACCCGCTGCACTTCAACAAGTACCCCGAGGCAGTCTTCGCGCTGTCTACCGCAGCGTCCTAAGCTGACAGATGCTTGACCTGTTCAAGCAAATGAGCAAGAGCATCCTCGCTTCTCTGGGCGAGGATGCTCTTTTGCGTGGCACCGTGCCTTGCCGCATCAACATCGAGAACGGGGTGCAGTTCACCGGCATTGACGGCGAGTCCGCTCAATACCGTGGCGACCTGTCCGTAGACCGCGATGTGGCGACTATCGGGATCGAGCACAACCCCGTCATCAACGACACCTTCACGCAGAACGGCAAGACCTACATGCTGGAGAAGAAGATCGAAGACAACGGCGTGACTCGGAAATTCGTCGTCATGGAACTCTGATGGCGAAGAACGGCACCTTCAACGTGACACTCGACCTGCTGGGCGTAGAGCGCTTGGCTGAGTCGGTCGGGCGGCTGGATCAGACCGTCCTGGCCGAGACCATCGTCAACGCACTGAACATCACGGGCGACGAGATTTTCGAGTTGGCGAAGGATCGGATGAACGCCGACATCAATCTGTCCGACGAGTACCTGCGCTCGAAGATGGACATTGAGCGGGCCACGCCCGGCAAACCCGAAGTGACGATCACCGCCCGCAGCGCAGGTACAGTGCTCGGCCGGTTCGACGCGAAGCCTGTGGTGGTTGACACCAAGGGTGACGCATCGAACCTCAAGGGCAACAAAGCCCTGGGCATCGCGCCGGGCAAGAAGCAGGCGGGCGTCACGGTGCAAGTGCGTCGCAGCGCCGTGAACACGAACTTCACGCCCCGTGGCTTTCTGATGCCTCTCAAGGGCAAAGGTGGTGAGCAGGGGGCCAACGGCTTGGGCGTGTTCGCACGGCGTCGCAGCGGTGTGAAGAAGAACCGCTACGGCCCCGCCGTGTACCAGCTTTTCGGCTACCAAGCCGACCAGATCGAGACTGAGGTGTACGAGAAACTGGACGAGAACCTGTTCACTGAGTTCGAGCGGGTTCTCTCCGCGAAAGGTATTGGATGACCACCGTTTACAACAAGGCGTCGGAGATCGCCATCGACCTGAGCAACCGCCTGAAGGCGATCACAGTAGCTAACGGCTACGAGACCGATATTGGGCTGCGTTCCTACCGGGGCCGCACCAACATCGACGAAGACTCGGTTCCGTGTTCGGTGTTGATCGAGGGCGAGGACAAGATGGGACGGTCGTCCGGTCTGAACAACGTCCAAGTCCTCCAAGACTATGTGCTCGGCGGATACGTCAAGTGCGACCCGAACAACCCCAACGACGCCGCTCACGCGATCTTGCGCGACCTGAAGAAAGCTGTCTTCAAAGACGGCTCGAAGATGGGTGGTGTTGTTCGCAACGTGGAATACCGGGGTCGCAACATCGGTGCACGCGCAGATGGGCGCCCCATCGTCTTTGCGATCATCCACATCACCGTCGAGTACGCCGAGGACTTGACAAACCCTTGAGCGAAATTGTGCCGCAGGCGCTAAACGAACGTCTGCGGCACACTCGACACCGTTTAATGGATCAAATGCCGATCCGGCATCTACAGGAGAATTTTTATGGCAGCACGCGGTTTTCTAGGTGCCGGTGACCTCTACATCGCACGTTATGTTGGTGGCGTTCTTCAGGCTTATCAAGGCCCCTACGAATGCGCCAAATTCGAGATCAAGCCCAACGTGGACTTGAAGGAACTGGTCTCCAAGGGCCGTGACACTTACGGTCAGGTGATCGAGTCGGTGGCGATCCCTCAGCCTGCTGACTTGACAGTTGACCTGCCCGAAGTGAACAAAGAATCCCTGGCAATCGCCATGCTCGGTACCGTGGCCGCGATCTCGCAGACTGCAGGTACCCTGACCGACGAATCGGTCGTGGTCACCGATCTGGATAGCTGGTACGCCCTGACCAAGAGCGCGCTGACCGGCACTGCAGGTGGCACGCTGGTGGTGAAGAACCAAGCCGGTTCGACAACCTACGTCGAAGGCACCGACTACATCGTCGAACGCCAGAGCGGCATGATTAAGGCCCTGGTTGGCGGCGCCATCGCTGCCGCCAGCACCATCAAGGTCACCACGCCCTACGCCTCGACCACCGGCAACGAGATCAAGGGTATGACCGACGCGCAACTGCGCGCTCGCTTCAAGCTGGTGGGCAAGAACTTCGCCGACAACCTGCCCATCGAAGTGACCGTGTACGAAGCCATCATCGCCGCCGACAGCGCGTTCGACTTCTTGCAAGACGACTTCGCCACCATCTCGCTGCCCGGCCGCATGAAGACCCCCACCGGCTTCACCGAGCCCTTCATCGTTCGCCAGCGCACGACCTAAGTCGTTCCCAGGCGTGGCGGGCGCTGACCCCGCAGCCCAAACCCGCCACGCCGTACAAAGCATGGCGGGTTTTTTATTTAGGACGTGAGAATGGCCGGAAATCAACGCGAAACCAAACTCACCCTGCGCGTAGAGGCGCTGGGTCAGGACGAACTCAAATCGCTGCAGGACGGCCTGTCGCGTCTCGCCAAAGAGGGCGGCGATGCCGCACCGGAGTTTCAGCGGCTCGCTGACGAGGTGGGGCGCCTCGGGGATCAGGCGGGAACCCTGGCGTCTTTCGAGAAGCTGGCGGCAACAACGGCGGAACTCACTCAGAAGCAGCAGCAGGCTGAGGTCGCATCGTCTGAACTGAAGACCAAGCTGGACGAGCAGCGTGCGTCGGTGACCGCCGCCGCCGCCGCGCAGGAGCAGGCGAGCCAAGCCTATCAGCAAGCGAAGAACCGGCTCACCGAGATCAGCGGTGAGTTGAAGATTCTGCGCACGGAGAACGACGCAACGGCCAAGAAGACGGACGACTACAAAGCGTCTGTGAGCAGGCTGGTCAACGAGCAAACGAATCTTCGCAAGTCACTCGACGACCTGCGCTCTGCGCGCTCCCAGGCGAATCAGGGCCTCGACCAAGCCGAGAAGGCTGAAGCGCGCCTGCAGGCGGCGTACCAAAAGTCGCAGACGGCAGTCGATGCTTCGGCCACGGCCCTGAGCCAGTCGAAGGTGAACCTCGATGCGGCGCGCACGGCCACCGAAGCGCTCGGCCTTTCCACCACGGACGTGGCCGGATCGCAGGCGAAACTCGTCGCGGCGCTGAACGCCACGGGCGCGGCAGCAGACCTGCTCTCGGCCGACATGCAAGAAGCTGCACGCTACGTCAAGTTCTGGGGCGACGCCCTTGACGAGTCCGACCGCAAGGCGCAGCAGACTGCGGCCGCTGCGACAGAGGCTGGGCAGAAGATCGCCACCGCCTTCGGCACTGTCGGCATTCGCGGTGCGCAAGAACTGGAGGGCGAGATCGCCCAGGTCCGTGCGGCGATGGACACCCTCAAGAACCAAGCAGGGCTGACGGGTGGGGCGCTGTCCACAGCGATGGCCGCAGGCAATGCCAAGATCAAGGAACTGGAGCGCGAACTGCGCGCCGCCACAGGCACGCTGACGACCGCCGACAAGGCTGCAAAGCTGTTCTCCAACTCGATGGGGCAGATCGCGGCAGGCAACGTGATCGCTGATGGCGTTGGGTACTTGGTCAACAAGGTCAAGGAACTGGGCCGGGAGTTCATCGACACCACGGTGCAGACTGAGCAGTTCCGTCGCGGTCTGGACGCCATCTACAAGAATACCGCGACGACTGCGCAGCAGATGCAGTTCCTGCGCAGCACTGCGAACGCCAACGGGGTGTCCATCGGCGCGCTCTCCGAGGCTTTCGTTCGGTACAGCGCCGCCACGAAGTCGGCCAACATCCCGCTGCAGGTGACCAACGAGTTGTTCGCCTCGGTGACGCGCACGGCAGGCACCTTGGGGCTGAGTGCAGAGGCCGTTGGCGGAACGCTGGACGCACTGGGGCAGATCGCCTCCAAGGGCGTCGTATCGCTTGAAGAACTGCGCCAGCAGTTGGGCGACCGCATGCCCGGTGCACTCAGCGCCGCAGCGAAGGGCCTGGGGCTCACCGACGCCGAACTGATTAAGCTGGTCGAAAGCGGCAACCTCGCAGCACGCGACTTCTTCCCTGCGTTCAGCAAGGGTCTGCAGGAGATGCAAGGGCAGACCGAGGGTCTGATCCCAACGTGGAATCGCCTGAAGAACGCCATGACCATCGCCACGCAGAACGCAGGTGATGCGGGTGGTCTGGAGGTAATGACGGGCGCCTTGAAGCTGCTTGGTGCAGCAGTGGGCATCGTCGTCGGCGCGATCACCGGTTTCATCGAAATCATCAGCGTGTCCGCCAAATCCATCGGCATTTTGCTTTCCCCCGCAGGCACCTTGGCCGACAAGTTCAAAGCCATCGGTGAGGCGGTGGACGAAGCCGCCGCCCGACAGGCGGCTTTCAGTGCGTCAATTGACGCGACCTTGAACCCCGTACAGCAAGCGGCAAGTCAGACCGCAGCACTGTCTACTGCCACAGCAGCGCTCACCGCCGCTGCGGCAGCGGCCGGACCCCAGTGGGACACGCTGACCAGATCTCAGCAGGCGTCAGCTATAGCAACCCAGATCGCCTCTGATAAGAGCCGCGATCTGAGCGCGCAGTTGGTGGCGACGAACTCGGCCATCAGCACACTGCTCGCCACCCAGGCCAAAGAGACGGAGGCGTTGGGCAAGGTCGCCAAAGCGGTTAAAGAGGAAGGGGACACCAGGGTGGCCCTGGCGAAGTTGCGCGGCGACGAAAAGGGCGTTCTGACCGAAGCGGCCGCAGCAGCCGAAGCCTATGCCGTCGCGCAAGACAAGGTGGCCGCGTCTCGCAACCAAGAGCTTGCACTACTGACGCAGCAACGCGACTTGCTCATTGCCACACGTACGGCCCAGGGCGAGTCAGCCGACGCCATCGCCAAGCAGACGGTCGAGATCGACAAGAAGATCGTGGCGAGCAAGGCCGAAGCCGATCAGTCGAAGGCCAGCGCCGAAGCCGCCCGCCTGGAGGCCGCAGAACGCAAGATTTCCGCTGAGACCTACGGGGATCAGTCGAAGCGGGCCGCAGAGTTCAAAGCTGAACTCGAACGCCTGAACAAGACCTTGGCTGAGTATCAGCGCTTGGCGGCAGAAGGTAAAAAGACCGACGCGGATGTCGCTGCAATTCGGCTCCAGTTGGCTACGACGACAGCCAAGTATAAGGACGCGCTGAACGACGCCGCAGAGGCCAGCCGCTTGGAGGCACAAGCGAAGTCGCTGAACCTACAAGCCACAATGTCGTCGAAGAACTCGGAAGTCGAGTTGTACCAAGCAAAAGCACAGAGCGCTCGCGCAAGCGGCGACCTGCGCATGGCTACGTACTACGAAGGCGAGGCGAAGCGCGTCAAGATCGAGGCTGACAAAATCAGCATTCAGATCAAAGAAATTGAACTGAAGTTGGAACGCGAAGAAATCCAACTGAAGTTGGAGAAGGCCAAGTTGGAGGAACCAGAGAACGCCAACCGTCAGAAAGAGCTTGAACTGCGTTTGAAGCTGAACGACATCAAGACCAAAGAACTTGATTCGAGCCGCGAGCTTTTGCGCATCAAAGAGAGCGAGCGAGTGACGAGCGGGAATCTTGCTGGGACGATCAACAACGAGTCCGGTTCACGAAACGCGAACGCCGGGGCGATAGGCAACGAAACTTCCGCGCTTGAGCAGTCTCTTTCGGTTCGAGAAAAGGACATCGAATTGCGGGAGAAAGAACTGCAGTTGCGAGATCGAGAGGCCGCTCTATCTAAGCAGGGCAGTGCTTCGATGACCAGCGACATTGCCACGCGCACCGGCATTCTGAACTTCCTGAAGCAAGCGGGTGTGGACAACGAAGCCGTCGCCAAGCAGTTGGCGAACGAGTTTGCCGATCAGAACGGCAACGTGGTCTACAGCAACAACCCAGGGCAGATCAAGTACGGCGGCAAGTACGGGACGTTGAGCGAAGCTCTTCTCAAAGCCGCAGAGACTTATACCTTCCGCCCAGAAGCGCTGCAGGGATCGACGACCACGGCGAGCAATACGAAGGCGACGACAACTACGCCTGCTGCGACAACAGCCACTCCGGCGACGACCGCCAGCCAGTCCATCACGATCACCGTGAAGACCCCGAATGGCAGCAAGCAGGTCAACGTGCAATCGCAATCGGACGCAGCCGCCCTCGAAGCGATCCTCCGTGAATTTGAGACAGCAGCAGGAACAGCAGCATGAGCATCACTCTTTCAGACGGCACCGCAACCGTATCCCTGAGCCCCGACCTTTACTGGTCGGACGAGAACGACTGGCACCCGGTTGAGCAGAGCGAGGAACGCACGATCACCGGGGCGCTGGTGGTCAGCGCGGCCAGCAGGGTAGGAGGCCGACCCATCACGCTGGAGCCAGAGGACGACAAGTCCGGGGCCACGTCACTGACGATCCTTACGCAGTTGCGAAATTGGGCCGCAGTTGCTGGTCAACAACTGACTCTTACACTCAGAGGGACAAGTCGCACTGTGATCTTCCGCCATCAAGACGGTGCGATCTCAGCGACTCCCTGGATTCACTACCAAGACATTCAGGCGGGTGACTGGTACTTCGCCACTATCCGCTTGATGGAGATTTAACAGCATGGCAATCCTGAGCGGCGACATCAAGCTGGTCGAGTCCCAGATCATGAGCGACGCGCCCGAGTCGGGCGGTGCGCCCACGGCGAACGTCATCCAAGATGGCGCGAGCAACAACCTGTTCCCCGACATCTCGGAACTCGACCGCGCAGGTGGCGTGGTCAACATGCGCAAGGTCCACGTTCATGTCCAGACGGACAACCGCGACACCTACATGGGCGCGAACATGATCGTGGCCGAGCCCCCGAACGACCCCAACGTGTCCATCACGCTGTTCTCAACGAACCAGACGTTTGACCGGCGCACCGACGCCCGTGATCGGGTGGAGAGCTACCTGACGACTGGCCCACTGTGGTCTGGATACCTGCTAGAAAATCACGTCATCGGGCAGCGCACACTCAGCATTTTCCAGCGGGTCGGAACGCCAATGCCAAACATCGGCCGGACCCTTGTGCTTGTGCAGAACGAAGGTTTGAGCACCGAGTATTCGCAGTTTGTGCGGGTGATTCGCACTGAACGTGAGACGCGCACGTTCTCGGAGTTTGTAAACGGTTCATATATCGACTTCCCTGCCGACGTAGTGACTTGCGAAATCAGCGATGGTCTTCGCTTCGATTTCCCTGGCTCCCCTGCATCGCGGGGCTTCGGGCCTGCCGCAAACAAGTCGAAACTTCGAGACACCACTGTGGCCGACGCAGCCAACTACTACGGAGCGTCAACACTCACCACAGCCGCAGACTTGGGGGACCAGTCGGTATCGCTTGCGGACGTTTACACACAGTTGGTGCCAAGCGCCAGAACGGAAGTCCCGACGCTTGACGAGAAGCCTGGGGCTCAAAGAACCATTGATCTTGCGACAACCCCTCGGCAAGTTACGGTTGGCGTATCTCCGCACACGATGCGGATAAAGATCGGGCAAGAAAACCGTGGTGCAACCTATGTTCAGTTGTTGCGCCCGTTTCCAGCACCAAACAGCATCACTATTTCGTACCGAGCCCTCGGCGATTGGTACACCCTAACCGACGATGGTCTCGGGAATTTGAGCGGTAACGGGACGGGAACAATCAACTATGCGACAGGCTCCATTGCTTTGACCCTGGCCGCATTCCCAGACGTAGGTAGTTCGATCATCTTTTCTTGGGGTGAATCCACTTCGTACACCAATCGCTCTGCAGCCCTGACGTTTGAAGTCCCGATGGTCACGTTGCAACTGCAACATAAAACCATCAAGGCGGGGACATTCAACGTAAGTTGGACATCCGGTGGGGTTGCAAAGTCTGCAACCGCAAACGCGACGGGCGTCATTTCCGGGGATGCGACGGGGGAAATCAACTATGCGGCAGGCGCTGCGCGCATGCGGCCTGCCGCAATGCCCGACCCTGGGTCGAATTACGTAATCACTTACGACTATGCCACAACGATCACAGAATCTTTCAGTAACCCGGCAGTTGACGCAGCTGGATTCGGGAGCTTCGTGCTTTCCCAGACACCTGCTCCGGGTAGTATTCGTGTGAGGTGGATTACCGCCAGAACCGTGAGCCTTTCTTCTGGAGCTACGACAGGGGAAAACACAGATAAGACAACAAAAAGTGGTCAAACCTACTACGTCGCCCCTGGAACAGCCGATGTTGGTTGGTTGAAATCCACCTACGCGCCATAAGGATAAATGATGGGAACCGTAGCAGTAATTGCAACACCGCCAGTAGTCGTAACTTCTACGACAACCTCAGCCAAACACTCAACGAGTCTCGTTGAAACTTCGACATCACAAGACCTTGTGATTCACGAACTTACCGACGACGGCTCAGGCGGTCTCGGTGCTTGGGGCACGGTTAACTACGCGACGAAAACCGTCGTGCCAAGACTCGTTTCCAAAACGACAAGCACTGTCTCTTACAACAGCGACCATGAAAAGGCACAGGACTTTGAAACTACAGCCGTAACTGGTGGCGGGGGTTCGGACAGCTTTAAAGGCGGCGCATACAGCACGACGACACAAGGGGAAGATGTTCTCGCGGCATCCACGTTGTTCATTGATTACGCTACGGGCTTTACGGGCGCGACAGCGCACTCGATGACGGTGGCTGGCGACAAAGTGTCCATCAGCTTGTGCAAGGGGACTTCGGATTATGTCGTCCCGAATTCTGTGCGTTTTACGTGGATGGGTCACGTCTACGAGGATTACGACGGCGTAATTTGGCGAGATCGCACCGACTCTTCGCCGGGCGTAGAGTCTGGGATCATGAGTTACATCGACGGCGTAGCCGTGCTGACTGATTGGCAAGTCAGCGGACCGGCGAATTCATTGACCGTTCAAAGTCTGTGGACCACTCGCAAGAACTGGACGACGGCCTCCATCTTCATGCGGACGCAAGCAGCCCCCATCAAGCCGACTGCGTTCGTGATGAACCTGAGCGACACCAAGGGCAACGCCATCGTCGCCACGGCTGATGGGAGCGGCTACATCACGGGCTCGCACCTGCGAGGCCGGATCGACTACGAGACAGGTGTTGTCGAATTGCAGTTCGGGGACTACGTTCTCGACAGCAGCCTGACTGCCGAGCAAAAGGCAGAGTGGTGGTACAACAGCGCAGATGTAGGCGCGGTGATCGCAAATCAAATCTGGCGCCCGTGGCCGGTTGACCCGACCACTCTGCGCTACAACAGCGTCTCGTACTTCTACCTGCCGCTGGATGCCGACTTGCTCGGTATCGACCCCGTGCGCCTGCCGCAAGACGGACGTGTCGTGATGTTCCGTCCTGGCGGCTTCGCGGTGGTGGGCCACACTCAATCTATGAGTCCTGCGACTGTGAGCAACGGCCAAACCGTCAACACGGGTCGCGTTCGTCTGTCCCGCGTGCGAGTTGTCGGCAACGACGGCAACACTATCAACACTGGCTACACGACCAACCTCGAAGCGGGCACGGTCACCTTCAGTAACGTCACCGGCTACTCGCAACCTGTGACAGTGGAGCACCGCATCGAAGACATGGTGCTGGTGCGCGACGTGCAGGTGGACGGAACAGTCTCGTTCACTCGTGCGCTGACTCACAACTATCCCATCGGTAGCGTGGTGTCGAGCGCTATCGTCGCCAGCGGCCGCGACCTGTACGCACGGGTCTCCACGCTGTTCGATCAGGCGTCCTGGGATGGAACGACTTTCAGCGATTCTCTCGTAGGTTCCGCTGCTACCGGCACATATAACGATGTCTCCAACCCAGTGCTTGTTACCAATCGCGGAGCCGTGACCGAGCGCTGGGTTTTGAGATTCACCGGCACGTCGGCTTTCCAAGTGATCGGTGAGCATGTCGGCGTTATCGCCACCGGGTCGATCAATGCAGACTGCGCGCCGACCAACCCGGCGACAGGTACACCGTACTTTACGATTTTCGCACTTGGCTGGGGGACCGGCTGGAGTGTAGGCAATATTGTTCGGCTGAACACGGTGGGCGCGCAGATGCCGGTGTGGGTCGTTCGTACAATCCAGCAAGGCCCAGAGGCCGGAACCAATTACGAGTTTTCGTTGCTCACACGCGGCGACGTAGACCGACCATAAAGGAAAAATAAGATGGCTTCTCCAGTAGACACCTCGGTAAAACTGTTCAAAGACGATCTCCCTGGCGCGCCCGTTTTGAACGGTGTGGTTGGTGCGGGTATCTCCCTGCTCGATGCATGCTTGGTTACAGGCTTCGGCTTGCGCACTGCTGTGTCTCTCGTGGTTTCTGGCGGCGTTGCGACGATGACCCTCGCATCGAACACACTCAACGGTAACTTGGTCGATACAGTGGTTCTGGTGGACGGCGTTACCGGATCGTTGACCGCACTCAACGGAGAACAGAGAGTAATCTCGGCTTCCAGCACCACGCTCTCGTATGCCACGGCTGCGGCGGACGGCACCGCCACCGGAACGATAACTGTGAAGACCGCACCTGCAGGTTGGTCCAAGGTTTACAGCGGAACCAACAAGGCGGCTTACAGGGCTACCGACGTAACAGGTAACCGCTTCTACCTTCGAGTTGACGACACCGCCACGCTGCACATGACAGTTCGTGGGTGGGAGACCATGACTGACGTGGATACTGGTACATCCGCGTTCCCGACAGTGGCCGAATATGCATCTGGGTTGTACTGGTCGAAATCCACAGTCGCAAATTCCAATGCGAATAAGTGGGATTTCATAGCTGACAGCCGTTCGTTTGTTTATGCACCTATGTCCGGTTACGGTGCTAGTGCATCAGCGGCGGGGCAGGGCTGTTATTTCTTCGGGGATTTTGTTTCTTTCAAATCGGTAGACCCGTACAGTTCATGTCTTAGCGGTTCTAGTAGTGCACCATCCAGCACTTCTTCAGCCGGGTCTATCGCCAGTAACAATTCAAACGTACATAATCTTCGGATCGTGCGTTCATACACGGGACTCGGATCGACAATCGTCGGTCATCTAAGCCCAGCCAGCGGTGCCATTTCCACATCGGCTATCTCTGGTGCAGATGCTCAGTTTGGTACGTACCCGCCCGTCGTCGATGGTGCGGTGCGTGTGTCGCGGCAGGTTGTTCTGCAAGGCGCCGCGACAGGTGCGTCCGCCATTCCAAGAGGTCAAATTCCTGGCTTCTATTGGATACCGCACACGTTAGTCGAGTCGTCATTTCAACGGGGGGACAAGGTAACGTCTACTGCAGATTTGTCGAGTCGTAAATTGTACGTTCTGCAAACCAGTGCAGGGTTTACAGACAACAATACATCGGCCGGTCGCACCTTTTTGGACATTACAGGCCCCTGGCGGTAAAAATGGCGACAGTTACCACACCGTTGTTGCTTGTAGGTGGGGTTCGTGGGGTGCAGGGTGCACCCGCGTCAGCCGCAAATCCTCAGCTTGTGAAGTTGGTCGGATCGACCCATGGGTCGAACGATCTAATTCACGGTGGCCGTGGGCGCATCTCCGGCACTGTCAAGGAGAAATCGACGCCCAGCAATATACCTTTGCGTCGGAAGGTTCGCCTGCACCGTGAAGTTGACGGCCTCGCTCTGCGCGAAACATGGAGCGCGGCTTCGACGGGGGCCTACGTGTTCACGGACATCAACCCCGCCTACACCTACTACGTGGTGTCGTTCGACTACGTGCAGAACTACCGCGCCGTGGTGGCCGACAACCTCACACCGGACATCGTATGACGCTGGAAATTTCAACCGCGCACAAGTCGGCGCGCAGCGCCGCATCCGTAGCATTTGCGGACACTGGGGTTGCGAACTCGAAGCTGCGGCTCTACGCAAGCGCGGACTGGACCGGCACGCCTCTGGTCGAGATCATTCTGAAGAAACCCTGCGGCACGGTGAACGGCTCGGGGCTTATCGTGCTGGAGCAAGCTACTGCAGGCGGCGACCTGATCGCATCGACCGGCGCCGCCCTGACGGGCGACTGGATCAACGGTGACGGCGATCTGGTGGCGCGGGGAACGGTCAGCGACTCGGCTGGCACCGGGGACTTCAAGCTCCAGGGAACGTCGGGCACAACGCTGTATGCAGGTGGCAGCGCGATCCTCGGAACCACTGCGTTAGGCTAAGGTGGCCGTCGATTTAGTCTTTCAGAACCTGCAGAGCACCAGCACAAATCTGGTGTTCGGGGAGAACGACGCCCCGCCGATAGCCAACGCCCTGGTCGATTTCGTCGCAGACCTCCCTGCGTTCGGGTCGGCAATCGCGGTTCGCGCCGCTGTTGGCGTCGGTTTTTCCGGGTCGTTCCCTGCGTTCGCTGGCGACATCGGTGTCACCTACGAGACCAACGCGGAGCGCCCGACTGTCGCGGCCACGGCCGTACCTTGGGAAGACGCGAACGACGTTCAGAGCGGGTTCACGGGAGTGTGGCAAGACGGCGATGCCCGATTCACGTCCCAGCGACTGAAGTGGCAACCGGCCGACCGTGCTGCGTCTTCTGCGACCGGGCGCTGGCAGCAGGGTGAGAACCTGCGAAACGCTCGAAGCATCTCCTGGCAGCGCGGCATTCCTGCGCGCCGTAGCAACACATCTGCATTCCAGCAAGGTGTTGCTGTCCCACGCTCTGCACGTTCGCTGTTCAGTCCTGCGCTGCACCTCGACAACCTGAGCACAGCGCTGTTCCAAGAAGCCCTGCGCGACCGGCGAAACTTGGCCGCAGTCGTCTTTCAGGACGGAGAGCGACACTACGTCAGTGTCGGCGGTCAGTTCTTCTTCGGCACGCCACTGTATACCGGGGGCATGCTCGTCTATCAAGAGGCGATGCGCCCACCCCCTGGGATTTCGCCGGTAGGGCCAGGACCAGAACCGGAAGACCCATGTTATCTGCCTGACACAAATCTGGTGTTCGCGGAAGGGCCTGGCGATACGAATCTGGTTTTCATTTGCGAGCGACATCCTGGCCCACAGCCGGGCGAGACGGTCGTCGTTCCTGTAAGAAGGGTCTATGTGGTAGTCAACAGCGCAACTCTCACCCGAGTGTCCGATGGCGTCGGTATCCCAACGACGAGTATGTCGATGACTCTGGACGTGGACTCGTGGACTTGGAGCTTCAGCGCTTCCGTGCCGGGCGCGGCGCTGTCGTTTGTCAGCCGCGTCGGCGGCGAGCCTGTCGAAGTCTTGGCGACGATCAACGGCACGGCCTATCGGTTTGTGATCGAGCAGGTGGCCCGTGAGCGCACGTTCGGTAGCAACAGCCTGCGGGTGGCCGGGCGCGGCCGGATCGCGTTCTTGGACGCCCCATACGCCCCGACCATGAGCTTCATCAACACCGAGGCGCGCACGGCGCAGCAGTTGATGGGTGACGTGCTCACGATCAACGGCGTGCCGCTGGGCTGGGGTGTGAACTGGTCGCCGGACGACTGGACGGTTCCGACCGGAGCGTTCTCGCACCAGGGCTCGTACATCTCTGCGATCACGACCATTGCCGCTTCAACGGGCGCCTACATCCGGCCGCACGCCAGCGCGCAGGAGTTCGATGTCCTCTTGAAGTACCCGGTCGCCCCCTGGGAGTGGGGCACCCTCACGCCGGACTACGAACTGCCGTCTGCTGTGGTCACGAAGGAGAGCGTCGAGTGGCTGGAAAAAGCCGAGTACAACCGCGTGTTCGTCGGTGGCACCGCACAGGGCGTGTTCGGCCCGGTGACCCGCGACGGAACCGATGGGCTTCTGCTGGCATCTCAGATCACAGACCCGCTGATTACTGCGGCCGCGCCGCACCGCCAACGCGGATTGACTGTGCTGTCGGACGTTGGAAGCCAAGAGCGCGTCACGCTGAGTCTGCCGGTGCTGTCGGAGACGGGTGTGATCCCGCCAGGGAAGTTCGTGCGCTACGTGGATGGCGCCCGAACCCGCATCGGGCTCACGCGCTCGGTGAACGTCAGCCTGGGTGCGTCGGCGGTTGACCTGCGCCAGCAGATCGTTTTGGAGACACACAACCTATGAGCTACAACCCATACAAGCGGCTTATCGGCCTGCTGCCAAGTCGCCCCCTGCAGGTTGGGGACGTGGTGGCTGTGGACGGTGGTGTAGCCACCATCGAACTGCCCGGTGGCGGACTCGCCCAGGCGCGAGGTGATGTCGCGGTCAACGACCGCGTGTACTTCCGCGACGGGGTTATCGAAGGTCCGGCCCCGACGCTGACTTATGTGAGTGCAACGGTATGAGCATCATTCCCGCACCCGTTTACCTGATCGCTATCGGCGTGTTGACGCTCGGTATCGGCCTGCAGGAAGTTCGCGTCGCCAGCACAAAAGCCGAACTTGCCAACACGGCTCGCATGTGGGCGCTCGACCGCGCAAATCGAACTGATCTCGTCCGCAAGCTGGTCGAGCACAACGCTGAGACATCAGCAAGGCATGCTGTTCAGCAGCAGGAGATGGAAGATGCATTCACCAAAGAAAAACTGGCGCTTGAGCGCCGGGCTCGTTCTGACGCTGACACTGCTCGGGGGTTGCGCGCACAACTCGCCGCCTACACCTCCCGAGGTTCTGCCGGGGATCAAGCTGACCCCGCTTCCTGCCAGCGTGCGCGAGATCGACTCGAAGCCCTCGGCGGACTATTCGCTGAAGGTGTCGAACTGGTTGTCGAAGGTCGGGGAATTGTTGAAAGACGAGACGCCGAAGTAAAGCGTCTCGTCGATCAGATCACAGCGGACAGGGCTGCTGTGGAAGCGGCAGTGACGACCCGCTGAGGGGGATCGTGCCGTGGCGCGGCCCGCCGACGACTATGATTTCAAAAGTCATTTCCGACCTCGCAATTTTCGCTTCCACTGCGCCTTACCTCGGCCCGCTTTAGGTAAAGCCGTTCGGGCCGATTCAACGGAGAAGGTTGCAGCAAACGGTACTTCTACTGAACACTCGCCTTTGAGCCAAACCGCACCAGTTTTGCAGTCGATATCGAACAGGTGTGTGACATCTTTACCGTCGCTTGTGACGACGCGAAGTGTATTCGGTACAACAACGGTTTTCATTTGGGTCTCCGCTTCGGTAGTGGTGCCCAGGCCACCCAGAACTTTTCCCGCCCGTTGTAGATGCCGTAGTCGGCCACGCCACCGGCACCGAGCAACTGGACTTTGGTGCCGATGGGGCAGGTGCCCATGTCCTCGTTCCAGTAGTAGTCCGTCGCCACGGCCACGGTGCGCTCGGAGTTCAGCTTGAAGCCTTGGTCGTTCATACGGCGATCTCAAGTTTTACGAACGGCTGCGGTTGGTAGCCAACGATCTCGAAGTCGCTGGGTTTGTAACCGTCGATATCGGTGTTGTCGGTGAGGATCACCAGTTGTGGGTTGTCCTCGAAGTAATCGCGTTTGAGGACTTCTTCCATGGCACCTACGTGGTTCAGATAGACGTGTGCGTCCCCATAGGCGAAGTGCAAGTAGCGCGGCTTCAGTCCTGCGGCTCGGGCGTACAGGTGAAGCAGCATGGCGTACTGCGCAATATTGAACGGTGCGCCCAGCGCGAGGTCCCACGACCGCTGATGCACTTGCATGTCGAGCCAGCCACCACCCGAGACATAGCACTGGTGAGCCCAATGGCAAGGCGGCAAGCCCATGTCGTCCAAGTCGGCCACGTTCCATGCAGTGACAATGTGGCGACGGCTGTGCGGATTGTCTCTCAAGCCCCTGAGCAGGGCGCGTACTTGGTCGAACCCATCGTATGCACCTAGCTCTCCCTTCCGAGGCCAGTAACGCCACTGCACGCCATAGATCGGTCCGAGTTCTCCGCGTTCGTTGGCCCACTCGTCCCACAGCTTGCTACCGTGCTCATGCAGCCAATGTGTGTTGCCCTCACCGCGCAAGAACCACAGCATTTCGAGGAACGCCACCTTCCAGCGGGTCTCCTTGGCCTGCACCAACGGGAAACGCTCGCGCAGGTCGAACTTGAGTGAACCGCCGAATACCGTCAGTGTCCCGACTCCGGTACGGTCACGGCGCAACTCGCCCGTAGCTATCACGCGGCTTACTAGGTCTTTCCAATCTTTCATTTTGGGTACTGCTTTCAGAAAAGTGCTTCGGGGAGTTCTTCGGTTGTTGTCTGGGGCGTGGGTGCCGGGGCTGTGAAAGCCACAGGCCGCAGTTGGCCGTTCACGGCGATCTTTGGGAACGGCCAGGGGTGGGGGAGTTGGATGGGGGTTGTCATTCGGGCACCCATCCGTAGCAGCGGTCTTCGACAAAAGCACGTTGCTGCTCCGGTGTCAGTTGCATCGCCAGAGATGCGACCAAGGATGTCAGCGTCTCGACTTTGCGCCGCAGTTCGGCCAAATCACGGTCGTGGTAGTCGGGTGCGGAATCGACGACGTTCTCGACCACCCAATCGACGCGAACGCCTTTGTTCTTGCCGTCAGAGAAGGTTGGGGTTGTCATTTCGAGCCCCCAAAGAACAGCGCACCAGGCTTGAGCTTGGTGACGGAACCGTCTGCATTCGTCAGTTGGAAGTCCGTCACGACGCCGATGAACCCCGGCCTTCCGTCGTTCGATTTGTGCAGCTTGGCGACGAGCTTGTTGTGCGCGGTGCGCGCTTTTCCGTATCGCTTGGGCATCACTTCACCCCGTAATCAGCTTCAGGAGTTCAGCGGCCCCAACGCGGCGGGCAGCCATCGTCCCGGCTCCGCCGAACTTCTTCACCCAGATTTCCTCGACGTTGAAGCCGTCAGGGCCGGACCGGTACAGCAGGTCGTCTTCCTGCTTCCAGCCGTGAGCCGGGAGTTGCCTATCGTCTGGTGCACGACGGTACTCTTGATCGGCAAACCAGCAAGGGATCGTGTCGATCCACTCACCATCGGGAACTCCGCGTGTTTGCCAACGCTGGCCGGGTAGGTAGGTCTTGCGGAGTTCGGCATGTGGGTCTTTGTCGGCGTCGGTGTAGAGGTCGTGCTTCGTCTCGGATGTGCGAATCAGATCGGTGAGCTTGGCGATTGCGTCGCTCACCCGCTGATCGAACGAGTCCCATGCAGACGGGTTGTCAATGAAGTATTCGGCTTCCGCGAGCGCGTTGGTCAATTCTTCGGGCGTTGGCATCTTCATTCCTTTCGTTGTCAAACGCGATATTTACGTTTATGTATTGTAGCGAACGTTTAGCAAATGCACAACGAAATTCGAGTTGGACACCCAAAAGAAAAAGGCCCTGAAAAATCAGGGCCTTGGGTGGGGTTTCGGCGGCTACTGGTTCAGTAGGTCAACCATCGAAAAAGTGCTTCAAAATCAATAGCATTCACCGCAGACTGTCCAAGGCTTTCAGCCACTCTTAGACACCTTGTTGGACAGTGAGGGCGGCGTCACCTCGACGCCCAGCTTGTCGCGGATGTACCGCTTCGTCATCGCCGCACTGCTGTGCCCGGCCAGGCCCTGTGCGTCGCCGCCCTGGCGGTGGGTGTTGGTCACGGCCACAGCCCGCAGGTCGTGCAGGTTCGCGTCGGACACACCGGACGCCGCGACCGCTTTGCGCCACTGCTTGAGGATCGTCATGTAGCCGGGAGGTTTGCCGTGCTTGCCGAAGAACACTGTCAGGTGCTTGACGGGGCCGTGCAGCGCGAGCGCGGTGTCCACGGCTGCGCGCAGGTCGGGTGTCCAGCGCAGGGTCACACGGGTTCCGGTTTTGCGCTGCACAAAGACCACCCCTTCTTCGGTCAGATCAGAGCGCCGCAGCTTCAGCACGTCGCTGACACGCTGCCCGGTGATGCGCAGGAGGCCCACCAGGGCCTTCAAACGGGCCGGGCAATGGGCGAGTACCTTCTCGATCTCCGCGTCGCTCAGAAGCCGCGTGCGCTTCGCCTCGGGGTACGGCTTGATGCCGATAGCAGGGTTCCACTCGCACAACTGCTGCTCCAGGGCGTAGGTGAACAGCAGGCGCAGCACCGTGAGGAACCGGTTGGCGAGGTTGGGCGTGCCGCGCATCTCGACCTTGACCTGTGCGATGTGCTTGGGCTTCACGTCGGCCACGGCGAACTCAGCGAAGATCACCCTCAGCCTTGCGGCCACCTGTCGGTAGCTCTTGACCGTGGCCTTGGCCTTGCCGTGGCAGATGATGGGTAGAGCCGTGTCGATCAACCCTGTCATGCGCGAGATGTCCAGCTTTCCGCCGTGCACGGCCAGCCGGGAATACTCAGCGAGCGCCTTATCTTTGTCTCGGCCGAGGTTGTGCCACTTGCCGCCTGGGGCTACATAGAAAAACGCCCCGTGCTTTGCGTAGCAACGGGGCGGCAGGTCGCGTTTGCGAGCCATCAGAACCTCAGTCTGGGTTCTCGGGTTTTGGGGGCCGAGGATACTACCATGTCAGCTTCCAGCACGACAGGCGAGCCGTCGCTGCGCAGCCGGTGGGGGATGCCCATCACCTTGAGTTGCCGGGCCTGCGCGCCGTACCGTTTGCGCTTGGTGAGAGCCTTCAGTTCTTCGGGGGTGAGGATCACCGGCCAAACCTCAAGCTATTCGCATACGCAATCTCAGCATCGGTATAGCTCTCGCGCAGGCTGGAACCGACTTTGTGCACCCGAGAGTCGGGCGGTTCAACACTGCGCGCCTGCCGCTCAAGAACGTCGTAGTGCGCATCCGGCAAAACAGGTTCGTCAAGGACGTAATAGAGGTAGCGGTGCGCCATCACTACGGTTTCTATTGAGACTTCAGTCATCGGATAGCTCCCATCTGCGACTCAGCGAACTGAACCAGCGCGACAGCGGAGTCGGCTTTCGCCATCTGCCAACCGCTCCAGGCAGCTTCGATCTGTTGCACGCCGTATGTCCCGTCATAGTTCATCCAGAACAGAGCCTCGCGGGAATTCGTATCGCCTTCCTCGGGGCGGCTAAAGCCGTTCGCTTTTTTGGCTCGGTAATACTGCCAAGTGCGATCTTCAAACGCCTGACGGCTTGGGGATTTTTCAGTAAGTTGTGTCGTCATCGCACTCTTTCAAAGATACAGATTCAGTATTTGGTGAAAACCAGGGCCGGATGTCTCGGTCTGTCGGTGGGCCACCGAGTTCGGCCCATACCAACAGCGCCTCTGCTTTCATGTTTGTAAACTTGATAACCACGTCTTGTTGGTAGACCTCCCCGAGATCGGTTTTTCGCTCTACAACCGTTCGGTTCTCTCTCATGTCTTTTCGGCATGCGGCCCAGATTCGTTCCGCTTGTTCGTGGGTGCACTTGAGTTCTGTTGTCATCTGCGACCTTTCAATTCTCGTTTCCACTGCGCGCCGTAGACCTTGGTCTGCTGGCGGCGGTCGTATTTGGTCTTTGCGCGGGCGACGGTCGGGTGCGACAGCAGTTCCTCCGCGAAACGGCTTGTAGCAATCGCCGTCACTTTGGCGCTTACTTCAAGAACTGACAGTGCAACGGTCAGATTGGATACTGTGCGATTCACACAGCACCCCCTTCCTGCGGAATGGTCGGGTGCATGCCGGTGCGTCGCCGGGCCTCGCGGATGATCTCGAAGTCGCCGCGCTCGATCAGCATGCCGACCAGGGTGCGATTGAAGTCAGCTTTCAACCATTCGGTCTGAGCCTTCTTCGCCGCGTGCAGCGACTGGTTGATGCTCTCTGCCTCCAGCCGAAGCTGGGCGCGCTCGACGTTCAGCTTTGCGCGTTCTTCTGTGGGCGTGGCGACGCCATCCACCGTCCAATCGCGGTAGCGCACGGACTCGATCACGTCGAGTTCGAGCAACCGGTGGCGGATCGCGTCGCGGCGCTCGTAGAGTTTGGTGATGGGTGCTGTCATGAGGGCGCCCCGTCTTCACTTCTGGCGACCATTTCTTCAAATAAAGCCTCAGCGGACTCTGCGACAGCGCCCCGGATCGTGATGACCCGGCTCGCCGAGTTGATGATCGTGCGGGCCTGCAGCATTTCACCGTCGCGCCACCAGTTGAGCGCGATCGCCAACTGATCGTTCTTCATCACAGGGCCAACGGTTCGCTCCATCTCTCGGTCGATCAGCAACTTGCCGAACGCCAAGACGCGATCCTCATGGAGCTTGCGGGACAGTTCGTTGCCGTGATCCTCGTTGAAGATCAGTCCGGCCTCGCGGGCCGCGTTGCGCATTTCTTCTCGATCCATACTCAACTCCTGGCGCGCAGGCGCTGTTCGCGGTCGAATTCATCTCGACACTCGGGGTCGCAGAACGGGTGGTCATCCGCGACGATCTCGTCGCAGTAGTGGCAGCGGCCGGTGGGCGCCGGGCCAGTCGGCTTTCGGCTTGTGACGCGAGCTTCAATCAGGTTGTACTCGTCGTTTTCGCCTGCGATGTCGGCTACGTCAGCCATTATTCTTCCCCTTCCGAATCTCTGGACATGGTGGGCAGCGCCATCGTGCCCACACCAATGAACGAGCCTGTGAACAGGCCCACCACGAAAATTGCAATGTGGAGTGCGGTCATAGACGGCCCCTTGCGCCCACCAGGGTCATGACGACTGCATCCGTGAAACTGACGTGCGACAGGACGAAAGCACCTGCGCCGTCAGTCACTTCGTAGCGGCCCTCGATGTTCAGCGCGATGCTGTAGCCACCCTCGAAGAACGTGTCGCACATTTCTTCGTGCACCTTGGCTTCAGCTTGGCCCCGCTTTCGGCCAGCCCAGTGCGCAACGTAGAGCGAGATCAGAAAGCCGATGACGGCCGCGATGTCTGCGGTCATTATTTTTCTCCGAAGGTTTTGTCGAAATAAGCGAGTGTGGTGTCGGCCCACTCGCCGGGGGAACGGTCGTTTTTAGTGTTGCCGCAACCCGCAACCGCAATCGCCACACCGACCCACAGTTCCTTTCGGTAGTCGCGCACGGGCGCGATGGGCTCACCAACAACGAGTTCGCCGGACGTGAAGTCGTTCGCAGAGATCAGGTTGTTCTGATCCACGAAGTCTTGGGGAGCGGCGCGAAAAGATTCGACGAACGTTCCGTTGTGTTTCAGGTATTTTTCGTAAGCAATTTTTGCATGCTCAAACGTAACTCGCATCTCACACCGCCTTTCCGTACTGCAGTTCGAGGATCAACTGGCAGTAGTGCAGCGCCTTCTTCACGTCCTCGGCCCCGTTCTTGGACTTGTGGCGTGTGACGTACTTGACGACGTTGCCCTGGAAGTAGTCGAGGTTGTTCTTCTGGATGTACTCGACCGGCTGGATGCCGAGGGTCTTGTAGTGGTTGCCGCCCTCTTGCACGTCGAGGGCCGACTTAGGCAGTTCAGCGCTCGGCGCGTCTTGCACCCAGCACTGACCGTCGAAGTGGTAACCGAGCGACTGCAACGTTTCCGAGGCCAGCGCGTCGGCGTCAGCGGGTTCTTCGCCTGCGAATTCGACGGCTTGCTGCGCTTCTTCGACCACCTTGTAGGCGATGATGTCGCTCGGTAGCCCTGCGTGGTTCCATCGGAGCACCGTTGCGAGGTCGGTGTGCAGTTCAGGCTCGTCGCGCATCCGATACTCGACCAGCTTCCCGATAGTCTCGGTGGGCTGTTCGCCGCCAGCCCAGGGCTTGAATCCGTCCGCGTACTCGATCAGTTCAACGAGGTCGTTCGGGCCTTCCTCTGACGGAAAGTCGCCGCGATCAACGTCTCCATCTTCTCGCCCGTTACGACCGCAAGAGCGATGGATGCTACCTTCGACGCAGTAGTTGATTGGGTAGTTGGGATGATCGTCTTCGCCAATTACTTCAGCGACTCTGCCGCCACGAGTCCGCCACTTCTGACCGACTTCAATTTCAACGCCATTAACTGCCATCTGTTTACTCCTGTGTGTTTCAGATGGCGTTTATTGTTTCGCAAGTGCGAAACGATGTCAATGGGTCGGTGCGTTTTATTTTCGCAACTTCATCGCGGCTTTGAGCGAGTCCTGAACAGACATCTTGTACTTCAGGCGCGGCAGGACGGAGTGTTCTTCGATGGTGTCGCGGGCCACGATGCGGTAGCGGAACACCGAGCGCTTGTAGCCGCTCTGCGCCTGCCGCGTGGGGCCGAGGCGTTCGATCACCTGCTCGTCGAATTCGAGGTTGAAGCCGCTGGAGTAGTCAACCAAAATGCGGCCACCGTGCTGCAGGCTGAGGCCGTGCCCGGCACTGGCCGGGTGGCAAACGAGCATCCGAATTTTCCCGTCGTTCCACTCGTTCAGCGTGCGGGGATTGGCGTCCAGCGCACGGGCTTTGGGGAACGCCTTGAGGATGCGTTCGAGGTCGGCTTTGTACTGGTAGGCCACCAGCAGGTTCTCACCGTTGGTTTCCTCGACGATGGAGCGCAGGGCTTCCAGCTTCTCGTCGTGCACCTTCACCCAGGAGCGGGAATCGGTGTCATGGATCAGCGTGCCGCTGGCGATCTGCAGGCACTTCTGCGCCTTGCTGCCAGCGTTGAAGGCTTCGACTTCGTGGTCTTCCACCTCTGTGAACAGTTCCTTCTCCATCTCCCGGTAGTGACGCCGGGCGGCGGGCGGCAGATCGATCACCACGTTGCGCTCAATGACTTCTTCGAGGTCGAACCAGTCCTTCGCGTCCACGGTGATGGAAATTTGAGCCATGAGGCGTTCGATCTCCGCTTGACTGTGCGGCATCGGTTCGATCTGCGAGTAGCCCTGCGCGCCGGGCACGGCGCGGAACCAACGGTTGCTGAAGGCGGTGAAGCTGTTCCCCAGGCGACGACCACCATCCACGAACCAGGTTTGCCCCCATAAATCAGCCAAACCGTTCGGGGCCGGTGAGCCTGTCAAGTTGATCCACCTGCGCACCCTTCGGTGAGCGATAGCCGACAGGGCCTTGGCCCGGCTGGAGCCCTGGCCGGTGATGAACTCGTCGCCCCAGCTACCGTCCTTGCGCTGTCTGCGTTGAATGCTGATGCGCAAGCCCTTCAGGCGCGTGGACTCGTCAGCGACCACAACATCGAACGGCCAGTTGTCGCCGTACTGCTCCATCAGCCAGTCGATGTTGTCGTAGTTGATCGTGAGGATCGTCGGGTTCGAGCGGAGCGCCGCCAGCCGCTCGGCGGGTGTGCCGATGGCTGCAGCGACGGAGATGTGACCGAACGTCTCGGCCCACTTGGTTCGTTCTTCCGGCCACGCGCTTTGAGCCACGCGCTTGGGGGCCAGAACCAGGGCGCGCTTCATCTCCCCGAACATGAGCAGACTGTCGATCACGCTGTACGTGGCCGAGGTCTTGCCCATCCCCGGCGAGGCAAAGATGTTGCAGCGCTCGTGTTCCAGCGCGAAGTTGCGGATCAGGGACTGGTAGGGGCGGGGAGTGTAGCGACTCATGCGTCAGTAGGCTTTGCCGCCTTCAGCGATGCGGTTCTCGGGCTTGTGGTCTGGGCGCACAGCGTTGAACGCCATCTTCTCGGCAATTGCACCTCCGAGGTCGAGCCCCAGTGCGCCAGCCAAATCACCTATGCGAATAATCGCGTCTGCGAGTTCGACTTCAATCATGGGTCGGTGCGGCAGTTTGTCGTCCTGCAGGTTTTTTCGTGACCCCTCCATCGCCTCGCTGACTTCGCTGTGAATCAGTGCCAGCTTCTCGGCCACCAGCGCTTTGCCGAAACGAGTCCCTTGCCGGGCTTCCTCGCGCAAGTCCATGCCGGTCTTTGGGTCATTCCACCAACCTGCGCTGTGGGACGCAGAGTGGCACACGCGGCTGAGCGCATTTCCTGCTTCGATAAGAGTCGTCATTTTCTTTACCTTTCAAACGTCAAAGTAGCGACAATTGCTGTCGAAATAAAAGTCCACTTGCTGCTTGCTGTCGATCACCAGCACCCGGCAACCTAAGTCGCGCAGTCGCTGGTGTTCTCTTGCTTGGTCGGGCCGAGGTTCTTCGCCTGGGGCCTTGAGTTCCACGAACAGAGTCAGGCCGAACGGCATCGCACAGAGCCTGTCCGGGACGCCCTTCCTACCTGGGCTCACGAATTTGTAGGGGATGCCGCCTCGCTCTTTCACGCGCTTGACGAGGTGGGTTTCGACTTCGCGTTCTCTCATGCTGCGGCTTTCTTAGTTAAACGCACGGCGAGTTCTGCTGCTGCTTGTTTTGCTGCTTCTCCCAGCGGCCCGCTCTCGTTTCGGAAGTCGATGGCGAATAGACGAACGACCCAAGTTGGGCGGTCGCTAAACACGTACCAGCGCCTTAGACCTATGCGCCAGAGCACTACGAGCGAATGGCGACAGATGCTCAGTACGTGGAGAATCGCGGCTTCCGGCTCAATATCTGTCGAATCAATAGGTTGGCTAATCGGAGATATGCACGCTTCGATATACGCATCGCGCAACCCTTTGGGCACGCGCAATGCGTCTGCTTCCAGTTCGGCTTCTTCTTTGGTCATACTGCGACTTTCTTGTTGCGATTCTTGATCTTAAAAAGATGCTGCGCCTGGAAGATCGCGTCGTCCAGCGCCGTGTGCGCGCCGTCCCCCTTGTCGTCCACGTTGTATTCGACCTGCGGGTACATGTTGCGCACGGTGCGGAAGCAGCGCTCCCGGCCAAAGCGCCAGGGTTTAGCGATGCCAGCGCGGTCGTAGTGTCCACCGATGATCGTCAGGTCGAAGCCGCTTGAGTTGCCCCATGGGCGCACGTCCTGCACGCGGCTGTGCTCTGTGATGAACGCCGAGAAGTCGGCCAGCACACGGCGCACGTCGTAGGTGTCGAACATCACGTTGCGGCGTGCCTGCTCGCTCTGGCCGAGCCACCACATCATCGTGGCCGGGTCGATCTTGCCTCCGTCGCGCACCGAGGTCGCAAGGTTCACGGCCTTGCTGAAAGTTGGGCCGAGGGTGCACGTCTCCAGATCGAAGAACACTGCGCCGAGCGACATCAGAGCGCCGTTGGGTGGGAGCCCTGCCGTTTCGATGTCCACCATGAGATCAAACCACATCATCAAATCCTTCCGCGTTTATGTTTTGTGCAACTCGGCAATTGTGCTTTTCCAAGTCGTCGGTGTTGTGTAGCCGGTAGCCGCTGCGAGTCATCTGCCAGTAAACATTCGTAGTGCCGCAGAATTTGCAGCGGACAACCGGGCCGTATACGCTAAGTCTCGAACCTCTAAGATGTTCGGGCCATACGTGACCGGTCAGTAACGGTTCCCCGCAATGACCAGCAGGGTCATGAATATCGTGGTCAGGATCGCCACCTTCGTCTCCGTACCCATTTACGCAAGCCCAATCAACCATTTAGCGCCCCTATGTCATTGAGAATTCTGTTCGCCTTGTCGATGTAAAAGCCGTAGTCAACGTCCGGTGGAAACTCGTCCGGGAGTTCCATCAGCGGCACGGCCCCGGTGCTTTCACCGACCTTGTTGCGGTTGCCATTTTTGTTCTTCAGCATCCGGTGCAGCGCAGTCGTCACACCGTTGCCGATGTAGAAGCGCACCACTTTGCCAAGGTAGTTGAACTCGTCCTCACCGCAGTGCATCCGGTAGGCCGTCTCAACGTCGTGTCCAGGCTCACCTACCATGGGGGCAAACCGGGCCTTGGTGAGCGGGCCGTCAACGGTCTGGTGCCAACCGGCATCGAGCAGGGCTTGCTTCATCTGCGATGGGCGAAGGGCGTCGTCGTAGCTTGTGCGGGTGATCTGCACGGCCCCGCCTGTGACGCGCTGCACTGTCAGGAACTTGCGGATGTCGCGGCAACGAATGATCGTCTCGGCCACTGGCACACCGCTCTCAAGAAACGCCTTCACCGCGTCGTTGCAAATCGCGTTCGATGGGTTCTTTGAGATGGACACGTTGGCGTAGTCGCCCTTGCCCTTAACGCCGCCTTTTTCCTTGATGGCGATGTAGTTGTTGACATCGCGGGAGAAGATCGCCCGGTAATGGGTTTCTTCCATCGAGAACTGTGTCTTTGTCTCCCAGTCCTTGATGATTGCGCGAACGTCTTCGAGCCGGTTGCGTGCGAACTTCAGCACGATGCCGTCAGTGTTGGCCGACACAACCAGAATACCTTCCAACTCAAGCGACTCGATCAACATCAGCAGAGACAGTTGCCCTGTCACAGTCACTTGGATCATTAGGTCCGGCGCATAAAGCGCAGAGTATTTCGACCCCAGCTTACCGAACGACCCGTTGATCGTAATCTTGAGAGAATCCGCGACAATATTATCGCCTTTCTTTTTAGCAGCGATCCGTGTATCGACGATCCCCTTGTAAACCTTCAGGAAGGCTTCGGTCAGGTGCTTCGGATATAGGCCGCACGCAAGGATGATGAACGGGTAGAACGAGGCAACGTCGGCGTCCATGAGCACCGTGTTCTCGTCGGCGTAGTGGGCTACCGAAGTCTCGCTGCTGTGCAGCCCGCCAATCCCCATGCGGTAGTCACCTTCTCCGATGCGGACAACGGCACCGTCCAGGGCTGACGGTTCAATCGGTGACCCGTTCTGCGCGATGACGAACGCCGACTGCTCGATCTCAGATAGCTTCCTGCGCATCTGCTCAGTCTTGAAGGTCAGGAACACGGGGGCCTTGTAGCGGAACATGGTGCCGGGTGGGATGTTCGGCTTCTGCACCCGGTAACCGAGGGCTTTGGACACCTGCTTGCGGATCACAGCCTCAGCGATCTGGGCGTCGGACTTGCTGCGCAGGTCTTCCCCGTACACGGCGCTCATGGTGGTGCGCAGTTCGATTTGGGGCTGCAGGTGGTTCCACAGGTCGATGGTCGTTTCAAGGTCGTTGCTGCAGTACGTGCGCAACTGATCGCGCTGCTCAGGTGAGATCAGCGAATCGGGGTCGATTGGCAAGTCCTGCAGCTTGCGGCTGTGCAGCCGCCCGCCGTACAGCTTCAGTGAGCCGTCGCCTGGGGCCACCTCGATCAAGTCAACGTGGTCGATCCAGTCTGGGCGGTCAATGCCGTAGTGGTCGTAGAACTGCCATGCCCGGTTCTCGCCCAGGATGATCCAGTCGGAGGCCGCTTTGAGTTCGGCGTTGCTGGCACCGCGCAGCGCCAGCATGAGCACCGGGATGTCGAAGTTGTTGCCGTTGAAGCTGACAGTGCGGTAGTCGCGCAGGATGGTGCGCAGCGTGTTGCGGTCGAGCGTCTGGCCTTCGTAGAGTTCGTAGTGCCGGGTGAAGCCGTTGTCCACGCGCCGGAACATCACCAAGAAATAGTTCGGATAGACCTCAATATCGACGACGAGAGTTTTCTTCATTTGATGCGTTTGAGTTTTTGGTGGTGGCCGGGTCAGACCGACATACGGTGTTGGCTAACCGCTGTGCCATGCATAGTGCCGACCACCACCAAAAACCCCCGGCCCGCAGGCCGAGGATCAGGGCTTTAGGCCACGCGCCACACGCCGACGCATTCCTTCGTCACGTCTTCAGGGTGATGGGCGGGGGCCACCGTGAACTTGATTGCCTCTGCGCCGTTGGACTTGCGCCAGCGGGCTGCTGCAGACTTCAGGCGCTCGACTACCTTGTCAGCTTCGTCACCGTCCAGGGGCACGTAGATCGACTGGCCCACGGCCATTTCTGCGAACGGGTACTTGTTGCCAGGGGCGCCGCGCTTGATCTGAGGGGCTGCGATGTCGCTGTAAATTTGCATGGTTTTTCCTTCTGAAAATTGGGGACAGGTTCAGTCCCCGGTTGGTTGAAAACTTAGTTGGTCACAGACCCAGGTCGTCGTCACCGAAGCCTGTGGCGCCAGCAGCACCTTCCACGTCGTCGAAGCCTTCGGCAGTGCCAGGGGCCGCACCGAATGCCTCACCGTCGCTCACGAACTGCACAGTCAGCAGGGTGGCGTACACCTGATTCGGGATTTTTTCCTTGGCCTTCATGGCCTTGATGTCCACCTTCACGTTGACGTAGCAGCCACCATAGGGCTTACCGCCTTCTTCGGTCAGGATGGGGAAGCCATCGCTGTGGTTTGCGTCGTTGGTGCCCTTGGCGGCGGTGCGCACGGGGCCGATCAGCAGGGGTTTGGCCTTGTTGCGAGCCACCACGTACAGGTTACCGCCGTAGCCGTCGCGGATCGCGCCCTCTTTGGTCAGGTTCTCGTCGCCGTTGCGCAGGCACTTCTTTGACTTCTCCATCGCGCCCAGGATGGCCTTGGCGTTGGCACCGAAGGTCTCGGTGGCGGTAGCCGTGAATGCCGCCTTGGCTGCTGCAGATGCCTCGCTGTCAGGTGCGAAGATGAATTGACCGCCAAACTTTGGTGTGTCGCCGTCGTTCATCGGCTTGCCGGGCTTGAACAGGTCTGGGTAGCTCAAGCGAACGTTCTTCAAAATTGCGATTGTCATGTTGTTGTCTTTCAAAAGTTTCAATAGAAAAGGTCACTGTTGTCAGCGACTGGCGGTACTTCATCGAAGCCGTCAGAGGGTGGTTCCCACTTCGGCCTCGGGTCAGTTTCGATAGCGACGACGGGCTTTCCGTCGGGCTGGATAATCAACTCCTGCAGGCGTGCCCACTGCGTTGGCCCCAGAGGTGCTTCGATGGGCTTCTCGCCCTTCTTCACGCGCTTCTTCGCGGCCATCTTCTCGGCGTCTGCCGGTGACACGATCTGCCGGGGCTTGTAGATCAGCGACTTGTTGCGCAGCATTCGCAGCAGTTCAGCTTCGGCTTCGGCTTCGTCGGCCCAAGAGCGAGTGCCTGGGCGCCCGGCCACCAGCTTGTAGCCAACGCCATCGTCGCGCAGCACAGGTCGGTCGGCTTCGAGTTCGGCTTTGACACGTTCCTCGATGTCGTCGCACCACTTGCGGATGAACGACACCTTTGAGTACATCGTGCCGAGCATCAGCAGAGGGACTTCGCGCATCGGTGCCGAGATAATCCCAACAGGTGTCACCTCGTCGAAGCCTTCGACGGCGTGCTTCATTGCTTCAGCGTTGCGAGCACCGCAGTGCATGCGCGCCTTGCAGAAGAAGCAGTTGTCGTCGTTGGGCTTGAACTCAGGGTTCGAGCGGGTGGCCTCAGCGCGTTCCTTCAACCACTCGCCCAATGCCAGCAGTTCCTCAATGGTGCAGGAATACTCGCTGACCGCGTTCAGAGCGGGCTGAACGATGATGCCCTTGATGTGCTTCACCTTGCCCAGCAGGCCGTGCTTCTCGATGCCGCCCAGGGTGTACATCGCCAACTGCGTGTTCATTCGTAGCACAGGAGCCGTGGGCATGCCCAGGTCGTCCGTACCTGCTTCCTCGATCACGTCGTAGGCTTTCACCCGACCGCGCCCGGCTTTCAGGTCGATGCTGAAGAACGTGTCCCCTGCGTGGATCGCACAGTCAGACGAGCCGCTGGCGCCTTCCTCGCCGGTGATGTGCCCGATAGGCACCGATGTCTCAATGAACATCTCACCGCCGTGCGTGGCGTGCAGGTTGCGCACGAAGTTGACGTAAGCCGTGGTGATCTCCACCAACTCGTCCGTCACTTCGACGGTGTACGCCGCCATCTCGTCAGGCGCAGCAGGATCGTCTTGCCAAGCCTCGCGACCATCGGCATAGAACTGGTACTTACGGCCTGCGTAGTCGCTCGGGTTGCGCGCTGGATTCTCCAGGCACTCAGCGCCGATCTGGTGGCAGGTCGTGCCCTTGCGGGACGCATCGGAGCCGCTGTTTGGCAGACCGTCCTGCGCGGCGGGCGACGCAGTGCAGTCTGTCCAACGGCTGCTCGACGATGGCGAGAGACGGGCATGATACAGACCCATTACAGAACCCCCAATCCCATCACCAGAGCCAAAAGACCCAGCGAAACGAGCACCGACAGGATGATGCGCAGCGGAAGTACGAGTTTATCCCCCGTCTTATCTCGGAATGCGGCTCTCGTAAGGCCCATCAAGAAGATCAGAGACAGAACGGTGTAAATCTCGTACAGCATCAGCGCACCTCACTCAGCAGGTAGACCCCGGCAGAGCACACCACGACGCTGTAGGCGAACATCACCTTGTCGTAGTTGTCTACGTAGCCCTGTGCCTTAGTCGTGGCGAAGAACCCAATCAACATAAACAGGGCATACGCCGTCGTCAGAACGATGTAGACGGCCAGCATTACAGCCCCAGGTCGTCCGCTGCAGGCGACAAGATCGCTTCGACTGCCGCGAGGACTGCCGCGTTGTCTTGGACGCTCGCCAACTCGGGCACCTTCGCCTTGCCGAACTTAGTCAGCACTGCCATCACGCCGTCGCGGCCGTGGCCGGGCAGAGTGCTGCGATTCAATTCTTGCAGCTTGGAAACCACATCTTCAAACGAGACGGCGGAAGTGGCCGAGGATGCAGTCGATGCATCGGGGGTGCTCTGTGCAGGGGTTGCCGCAACTTCGGTAGTGCGTTCTGCCGTTTGTTGCGACAGATGCACAAACTTTTTTGCGAATTCTTCTTTCTTCGCCGTGTACTCGGCAGGCGACACGATCAGGGCGCCTTCCAGCGTGGGATCTGGATCACCGGGCTTTTGCGCATACACGGTGTTGTGCTTTTCGATCAGCCAGTAGCGGGTGCCAACTGGGTCGCCATCGACGGGGGCCGTGGCATCGCCTTGCGGTGCGGCTTCAGCGGCCTTGTCGGCTTCCATCTCGGTCTTGGTGCGGCGAGTGCGCTTGGCAGCGGATTGCTCAGGCTGGCCCAGGGCGGCGGGTGCCTCGGTTTGCGTCGTCGCAATGGCGATCAGTTGCTTGAGCAGCGTGTTGGTTTCAATGAGTGTTGCTTCGAGAGACATTTGGTAACTCCAGTTGAAGGTTTTGCGTTGTTGCGGGACTGGAGTCTACACGAACGTTTAGCAAATGCAACACGAATACCCGAGCCAATCGTACTGCTATTGCGAAATAAATTTGATGTTCGCAAAAAGGTCGCTACATTTGAGTCCGTCAACACGACGCAACCAACTGAAAGACGCAAATGCTGAAAAACCTGATTGAAACATTCAAAAAGCCAACACCAGAAATGCTCGCCCAGCGCGAACTCGACGAGGTCCGCCGTGAGTTGCTGGCCTCTGAGTTGCTGGCTGAATACGCCAAGTCGCTGGTGGCCTACAACCAAGCGCGCATCACCCGACTGCGTGCACGTCTGCAGCAAGCCAACGGGGGTGCGCAATGACTGAACGTGTTTGGCACGAAGGTCCGCCGCCACATGTTGGCTGGTGGAACACCATGGATACAACGGGCCGAAGTGGTGAGTGGCGCTGGTGGAACGGTAGCAATTGGTCTATCCACACACTGGAAATTCGCAACGCTGAAGATGCAGCCCTCAACTCCACCAAAGCCGCAGCGTTCACCCTTAGCGAAATCTGCTGGTCCGACTACTGGCCTGAGAACGCAAGGGTGCCGCGCCTCGATCCCACGGACGGGGACTGGACGTTCAACGTGGACGGGAAGATGCCTAACGTTGATGGTCCGATTGAATTGCAGTTCAGAGGCGGTTCGACCTACACGACGCACGATGCCGAGGGTTGGTACTGGGATTTACCCGGTTACGAGAGCGACATCGTTGCATGGCGCAAAGCTGTGAAGAAAGAAGGCGTGTGATGGACGCAGAAATCATCAAGGCCATCGGCCAATACATCTTGCTTCCTATCGTGTGCGCAATCGCCTTCTATCTCTGGCTCGAAAACCTATGACAACCCCTCGCAAAAAACTCCGACCCGAGCAAGCCGTCTCCCTGGCGTCGAACATGCTCGTCAACCCCATGACCTACGACGAGATCGTCGAGTTCACAGGTCTCAACAAGGCCACAGTGGAGTGGTGGGTCAAGCGCTGGCGCGACAGCAAACTGGTGTACGTGAGCGGCTATGCCGATGACTCACGCGGCCGACCTGTGATCTTGCGCTTCTCCTGGGGCTCGTTGCTCGATGCCGTGAGGCCCGGCCAGCGGCGGACAGCAGCGGAGCGCATGCGCGATGTGCGCGCTCGTCGGGCGGCTGAGAAGAAAGGTGGTGCGGTATGAGCTATTGGCAAGCAGGGCGAACAGCCCCGAATTACAGCCGCGCAGTCGAGGCTGCACACGAAGCTGTTCGATCAGCAGAAGCCGAATCACTGAGAACACTGCAGCGCGAGTACCCGATGGGAAGTAGCGTGCAGGTGATTCACTACCGAGGGCAGTTTGAAGGGGAAGTGGTCGGCCACGATAACGTCGGCGCGAGGGTTCTTGTACGCAACGCAGTCACAGGAAAGGTGAGCAAGTGGTGGGCGGCGCATGTGGAACCCACCGACCAATCTGGTTTACAGAAAGGTGGCGTGTGATGGGTAAGGCAGTAGTCGTTATTCGCAAACGCGACCAGAAGCGGTACTGGTGCACCTACACCCCCGAGGTGTGGCCCGGTCACGCACATCTCGGTGATTGCTACCTTCTACGGCCATGCGGGTTCGGAGGCCGTACTCACTACAAAACGATTGGGAAGTTTCTTGCCGAGTATGAGGTCGAATTCAAAGACGAAAAGAAAGGTGGTGTGTGATGGCGACCACAACGCACAAATCAAAGGACTGGGTGCAGTTCAATCCTCTGACTCAGACCTACATTACGGGCGACAAAACGAACGTTGCCGTCGAGTTGGTGGACACCGCTCAGTGCATGGCCGACGTGTTCTACATCGCGTCGATTCGGGAAGAACAGCGCGCTCGTCGGTCGGCTGAGAAGAAAGGTGGTGTGTGATGGCTAAGTTGTTCGTTTTCAGTGCGGTGATGTTCGCCATCGGTGTGTCGGTAACTCTGCTGGCGGAGTACCGGGGCAAGTCCGAGTGCGAACAGAACCTCACCCGGAAAGAAAGCTGCGTGAAGCGGTGGGTGCCGAGCAGTGCGCCGGTTGTTGAAAGGAAGGTGATGACGTGACTCCCGTTCTTCTGCAGGACGAAGACCGCAGATTGTTTTCGTGGTTCGCGTCGAAGCCGGACGCCCGGCGTTTGGTGCGCGAGCGATGCCTGGAAATTAAGAAAGGACGTTGTATGGGAAACATTTTGACACCGGAGCAGATTGACAAAGCGTACCGCGATGTTTGGTCAACAGTGGCGCATCAACATCGGCTCTCGGCATTTGCAGAGGCAATAGCGGCAGAAGTCCGCAAGCAAGACACAGAGCTTATAGGGAAAATGCAAGGGGCGCTGAGTATCGCAATCTCCAACTTGGCATGGTTGGAATTGAGTGAATCGGACAGAGCAAACATCAACTCTGCACTTTTCGCAATCCGCGCCCGCATGGGGCAGCAGCCGTGAGCCGCCCAGACAACCCCTGCATCGGCGTCTGCGATGTTCTTTATGCGGACACCTGCACCGGCTGCGGCCGTCACTACATGGAAGTCGCCCACTGGGTCGGCATGAGCCAGGAGGAAAAAGACGCCGTGTGGGATCGCATCGAAGCGGAGGGCACGGCCAAGCGCTTCACAACCTACAAGGAGAGAACCTGATGTGCACACCGAACCAATTGGCAGTCCGCAAACTGCTCAGAGAAAAGCCGGATGGCCTTTCGGCGTCTCAGATGGTGGAGATGACCGGGAAGACGCGAGGCGAGATTCACGGGGCGCTACGCAAGATGCCCGACGTTTACATCGACCGTTGGTACGAGGGGCGCGGTGGGCTCGGCACCGCTATCTGGTGCGCCGTTGTGCCGCCTGCCGACTGCCCTATGCCTGATTTTTCAAAGAAGGAGTGATTTATGACGACAGAACAACCAGAAGCGCTGCGGCTTGCTGACGCTCTAGCAGTGGAATCAGATAGCGCCATCAAGTCTGTGAAATACAGCACTGCCAAAAAAGCAGCCGCAGAACTGCTCCGCCAGCACGCCCGCATTGCCGAGCTTGAGGCGCATATTGCAGCAGCCCCACAGGCAGCGCCAGCCGACATGCAGTTGCTCAAGTTCTACGGCGTAGCTACAGCAGCCGAGCTAATCGCCGCACAGGCGAAGCACATCGAAAAGCTGCAGTCGAAGCTCCCGCAAAACCCATCTTTTGCGCCTCAGCAGGTGCGTGAAGGTTGATATGAAAATAAGCAAACATCTTGCCGAGCATGCAGTGTCTGAGCTGATGCATATTGGCTATACCGTTGAAGGGGACCGGCTAATCCCACCGGAGAAGCTGTCTAGCGTTGCCTGCCAATTCTTTGGCGTGCAGCCAGCAGCCCCACAGGCAGCGCCAGCCGACATGCAGTTGCTCAAGTTCTACGGCGTAGCTACAGCAGCCGAGCTAATCGCCGCACAGGCGAAGCACATCGAAAAGCTGCAGTCGAAGCTCCCGCAAAA